ACCTACCACCAGCACCAGTAGAGCCAATCGCACCTATGGGCGGCGATATGATGGGTATGGATGATATGGGTGCTTTGGATGCCGAACCTATTGAACCAGAAATGGACGAACCTATGGGTCCAGCCGATGATATGATGGATTACGAAGCTGGCTTTGACGCAGAAATGGATGCACCAATGGGCGACGAAGGTATGGAAATCGAGCCAATGGACGATGTTCCAACAGATATGTCTCCTGAAGATGACGCAATGGTTCTTGGTGATTATACAGAAGAAAGCCTAAACGATATTCTACAACTAGCAGGTATGGACTTGCTACCAGAGGAAGACGATAAACTACACGCTAACGAGCCAGATGAAAAACTAGCACCAAACGATGTAATGGATATGCCTGGTAAAACTTTAGGTGGTAACCGTCATTATAGAGCAACAGCACTTGGTGATAACCCAATGGCCGTGAAAGAACGTGCTGAACTACTAAAGAAAAGACTAGGAGCATACAAATGAGTTCAACAGATATCAAAAAACTAATGGAAAGCCTTGATGCTATTGAAGAGGCAGACAAGAAACCTGATGCAGACGGTGATGGTGTTCCAGATTGGGCAGACAAGAAACCCGGTAAAGATGATCACGCTGATGGCGATAAAGACGAGGTTAAGGAAACAGAACAGCTTGAAGAAGCAGCATTTGCAAAGCGTCATTACACAGTAATCGCTGATGTAATCAAGAATGACCTTGGTGGTGACGAGCATATTGCTAGAGCATTTGCTACAGCACTAAACGCAGACAACCCACGCTTCAATGAACAGTTCTTCATTGATTACGCAACAGGTAATACAGATAAAAAACGCCCCCCAAGAGTATAAGAACTATCTAACAAAAAACCCCAGACTAAAATCTGGGGTTTTTCTTTAAGCATTGACGATTTTTCTATACGGCTCTAAGTATTCTGCCCAACTTGGATGCCGAACAGTCATTGGCTTATCCCGCATAGCAAACATCATCTGGTGTGGGTCTGGCTTATACGGTTCTCTCAAAGGCGTCATGTGTGTTTTATCTGCCTTTTCAGAGTTACAATCCTTACAAGCCGCAACTACATTTTCCCAGTTAGTCTTTCCACCCAAAGAACGTGGTTTAACGTGGTCAATAGTTAGTTCTGCTGGGTCAAAAGTATCACCACAGTATTGACACTGGTATAGGTCACGCAAATATACATTGTGCTTACTATAACGAATAGACTTCTTGAAGTTGAAGTATTCGGTAGTAATAACAAGTGCGGGAACAGGGAAGGCAAGTCTTTGACTATGGACTACCCAATCATCATAGTGGGCTAGAACCTTCACTCTTTCCAAAAATAATAACTTCATAGCACGTTGCCATCCTATGACGCTCAATGGTATTACACTCATTGGCTCATACGTGCTGTTCAAAACGAGTGTGTCAGACATGGTTCCTCTCCTATATCGAAATAGACCATGATAACCCTGTCTGCCTATAACCATATTTAGCAACCATTATAACACAACTATTATATATGTCAATAAAAAAGATAAATATTGTATAATGCGCTTTAGAGAAATACAAAAACTGATAAACGAGGCACCAACAGACGTTCTGAATGCGTCTTCCCAGACAGATTTCAGAAAATGGCTCACTGGTGAGGTGGGCAAGCTTGGCATTAAAACGACTCAATCAAGTCGAAACGGTTTCCAAATCCGTTTTCCATTGGAAGGCGGTGAAGAAGATTTCGTAAAGTTCTTTAATCAGTTTGGAGTAGAACTTCGTCAAACGTCTGCTTCTATTAGTGGATCGTTTGAGACATATGAAGTGGCTCTAACTCAATCCAATGACGTTCTTACAGCCCCCGTCAGTATGTATTGGGTGAATAATATCACTGGTGGGAAGGATTCAGACAAGTTCTTCGGTGCTAAAGATTTGACACCTGATGATTTAGGTCTTGCTGGTGGTCGTTTTGCGGATGCCGATCAAATCATTGATGTAATGCGACCTATTATTCGTGAACGATATCCAGAGCATAATCCAGTTCTTGGTGGTCTTATCACTAAGACGAAAGATGCTCAATCTAATACTGTCGGTATTTCTGAGATTGATCTCAGTAAGTACTCACAATCAGACTTAGCAACAATCAGTAAGAACTACGGTGAAATCCTTTCCGCTGTATGGTCGATGAACATGATGGACTACGAGATGGTATTCTTTCCAGCAGTTTCCAACGCAGCATTGATTGACTTCTATGGAATGATTGATGGAGTTGAACAACCAGTGTCAGTAAAGTCGGGCGGCGGTGGTAAAGTGACTATCCAAAATATTTTGGATGCGCTGGATGACAAGATTAGAGCGGGTAAGGTAAACCCAGAAGAAGAACGATCATACATTGTATTTGATACTATTCGTAAGAACAATGCTAAAGCTGGTATCTTGGAGCTACATAAGGAGTTTGAAACAGAACCAATGAAAGCTCTTGAGAAAGTAATGAATATGGATGCAGAAGAGATTGACTTGGGTTCTCTAATAGAATGGTTGGAAGACTACGACAACGAACAACTGAAGAAAATGCTGAAGCCATTCTTGAAATCAATGAATACTACAATCACTGATGCCATTTGGGATCGTGAGGACAAAGTAAGATTTATTATTTCCCCACTTGGTGAGTGGCTATGGAAATACCTAAATGATAATACCGAGGTTAGACAGAGCATGAGTAACCTTGCAAAGAACTTATACATCATCCAGATCAACGTTGATGTAAAGCGCAAAGTAATGACCTATGCTGCTAATAACTTTGGCGATGCAGAGTTTGAGTTTGGATGGGCTGGCTATGCAGCCGGTAATAAACTTGGGTTCAAAATGAAGTTATAAGATAAATACTAAAAACGGAGATGACTTTCTATGAAGATTAATGAAGTAACAACGAGAAGAAAAACCACTGGATTAGAAGACTTATATAAGTCAAGCCCAGAAGCAAAACTATTTTTAGAAACATTTGTAAAAAGACATTATGTTCCAGTTATGGAAAGTCATGTTCGTAATACGCTTTTCATTGCGGAACATTTCAATCCTGTATCAAAAGGTGGAAAGTTACTTCTAGAATATAAAGATGGTCAAGATCAAGAACTTGAGCTACACGGCAAGACTGCCGAAGAAGAAGCACAAGAAAAAGCAAAAGCATCACTAAATGCTATTGCTAAAACTGCTAAAACAGACAAAGGATTCAATCTTGATAAGGTAGTTGGATATCTAAAGCAAGACGGTGTTAGCCTTGATGTTATTAAAGCCGCATTGGATGCTGCTAAACTAACTATTTCCGATGTATCATTCTCTGGTAAAGGTGGTGATCCAAAAGCTGCCAATACTGATGCATCTATTAAAAACTTTGCTTCTCAAATTGCCAAACTAAAGAAAGATAATCAGGGGCTGAAAGCGGTTCAAACTGCAAAGGCTATGGTTGCTTGGGCAGAAGATTTTAATGATCCAGAACTTATGAAAAAAGTTAGAGCCGTTGTCAAGCAGTTCAAACTCGAAGATAAAGAGATGAACAATAAGATGACAAAAATGAAGCGTGATAGTGAAAACAAAGCCAAACAAGACGCTCATTTCAAAGCCGGGCAAAAGGCTGATAAAGAGGCTCAATCTAAATTAAAGGCTGAACTGTTAGCCAAACGTGGCAAAGCAGCAGAGGCAATGTATCGTGCTTTTGGAAATATTCTTAAAGAAGCACTACGTAAAAACAAACAGCGCATGCTAAAAGAATCTAAGTTGATGGAGCGTGATATTACTGTTGATCAGCTACGTGCCATTGTTCGTACTGCATACAATGTTGGTGGTCAAGGCGCTATTGGTTCAGGTGCTGAACAAGCATCTAATGTAAAAGCAGACCCAGAATCAGCAAAGAATGCTCTAAACAACCTATCTGGTGAAGCAAAACAACAGATTAAGAAAACTAACCAAGAACGCAACGAAGAGTTCAAAAACCTAGCCAACTCTTCCGAATCATATAAGTTTGCTCAGTCCTTGAAAGACGCAAACAAAAGAAAAGCAGCCGAAGACGCCTTAGAAAAAATGGCTAAAGAAGCAGCACAAGAAAGCCCAGAATCTAAAAACGCTGTTGCTAAAATCTTGGACCATGTAAAGCGCAATAAAGGCACATATGCTCTTGCTGCTGGTGTTGCTGCTCTAACAGCATTCCACGCTATGACTGACCCAACAAAACTAGCAAGAATGGGTCTAGGTGCGGCTGTTGGTGGCGGTGGTAAAGCGTTATTCAGTGGTATTGCTGGTGCCGCCAAAGGATGGAAAGGCACACAGGGTAATATCTTCAAGAAAATCGGTGGCGCACTAAAAGGCGGCGGTAAGAATATTTGGGATGAGAAACAGAAAATCCTACAAGGCGCACTTGCTGGTGCTGGCTTGGCTGGTATCTTTGGTGCGTTTGAAACCGCAATGAGTGATGCCCCGGCTGGCGGCGAAGTTGACTTACCGGGCGAACCAACTGGTGATGCTGCATCCCGTGATTATACTGGACAAAGCTTTGGTCAAGAAGGCGGCGAGTATGATATGGGAAAGATTGATACCACGGGACAGGAAATGGGCGATGGTTCAGAGTTCGCTGATCCAAATGCTATGACTTCAAGTATGGCTGATTATTCAGTTCAGAGCGGCGATACACTAGGTGATATTGCCGTCCAGAATAAGACAACAGTTCAGGCAATCGTTGATGCAAACCCAGACATCACAAACCCAGACATGATTCAACCTGGACAAGAACTGAAAATCCCACAGAACACTATCGAAACAGGTGATTCAATATGGCAAGATTTCGAAGGTGGTAAGTCAGATGTACCATCAGGTCAAGAAAACCTAACGGCAGGCAGTGAAGCACCAGCAGCACCTGAACCACCAGCACAAAATGCTTCAGGTGTCGATGTGAAACAAGCGGCAGATAGTGCCAAAGAAGCGGCGATGAATAACGGCGGCATGGAAGGATTCAGAAACCTTGTTGATTCTGGTAGCACGAACCTCTTTGATCAAACGAAGCAAGCACTTGAACTAACAGGTGGTTCACAGAAAGATGCGGCTATCTCTCAGCTTCTTGCTATGTCCAAAGCCGAAGCAAGTCAGTTGCCACCAGATTTTGTGGATATCATTGGTAAATTGGCTGAAAAAGGTAGAAGTACATCATCTATTGTTGACACAGCCACTAATGGTATGCTCAATATGTGGCAAAAAGCTGGTATTAGCTTTGAGGGTTCTGTTGAACAAGAAGAAATGAAACAGATCACTCGAATGATTATGCGTAAAGTGGTTCCCAACATTCTTCAGTAAGATAAATACCATATGAAGATTGATTACACGCAAAAGCGTTTGACCACTCTACAGATTTATTACTATATGCCTGACCACCAATCGGTTATTCAGGAGTTTGTTTGGCAATACGAAGACCTAAAGCCAACTTTTCCACGAACACATAAGTTTCTACAACACTGGCACGAGAATATTGAGGCAGTTATCCAAGAAATATTACTTGCTCATATCAACCGTTATGGACAACAACAAGTGAGAAAAGTTGATTGGTCAAAGGGATTATTTTAGGTGTTCCCAAACAACACCCTTTTCCATTTCTTCGTTTAGCCACATAGAGTAAGATACATCATTGACCCACTGTTGCCTATCAAACAGTTCTGGGTCAAGCAATCTACTAATATCTTTATTGGCGACAGGATAAGCCCAACACCTTTCATCATCTACGAATGTAGGAACCCCAGACAAAGCACTATCGCAGGCAATCGTTGAGTTATAGGTGACGAGAGCATATGCTTTATTGATAGATTCCAAAGGAGAAACCTCCTTATTTTCCTCAACCCTTATACCACGATAATCCTGTAATCCTTTCATTATCATACGAACCTGATTATCACTATTGGCTCTATGCCGTCTTATGACAATGGGCATATCAGTTATACCCCGTATTTGTTTGACCTTATCTATACACCAATCTACCGTGGGCATGCCAGCCATAGACCAACCAGAGGATGTTTGGAGACACACCAGAATATACTCACCCTCTGTCTTCCACGGTTTTATACTACAATCGTTTCCTGTGTAATCTTCCAGCCATTTTTCCATCCATTTCCATCTGTTTTCTGGGCTACCGCTGTTTCTAAAATCGCCAGTATAATATGGAGAACCATACCCACACCTCCAAAAAGCATTATTACCGTGAGAACGAAACACACCGCCATCTATACAAATGACCTTTTCATAATAATCCAATATCTTCTGTCTGGCTTCCATACCTGTCTTTCCGCTGGTTTCATCAGTCCATTCCAGAGGTACGTAACCATATATTACCGCTACATCTGCTGGTATAGGTTCTGGTATATGACGCTTATTTTCCTGGTCAATAAGCAAGATTTCGTCACCATGAGCCTTGATTCCATTGGAAAATGCTAATAAAGTGGGATAACTTAGCTTTTTAGCGTTAGCAGTATTGAGAAAAATCGCTACTTTCATAGTTTTATTTACTAAATATCCATATGATACCCGAAAATACACTCGTCAAGAAGCCTAATAAGCCGCAAAAGATGAGTAACGAAGAGTTGCTTGAGTTTGCTAGATGCGCCGACCCAAAAACTGGGTATGAATACTTTATGAAAAACTACTTCTACATTCAACACCCTACGAAGGGACAGTTGAAGTATGACCCATTTGAATATCAAGAGCGACTTATTCAAACCTACCACGAAAATCGTTTTAGTATTGCGCTGATGCCCAGACAGACAGGCAAAACAACATCCGCCGCTGGATATCTATTGTGGTATTCTATGTTTGTCCCTGACGCCATTATTCTTATTGCCGCCCATAAACAATCTGGTGCTTCTGAGATTATGACTCGTGTTCGTTATGCTTACGAACTATGTCCAGACTTTATTCGTTGTGGTGCAGTAACATACAACAAAAACTCTATTGAGTTTGATAACGGTTCCCGTCTTGTAGCCCAAGCAACCACCGAAAATACAGGTCGTGGTATGTCTATTACACTACTATACCTTGACGAGTTTGCATTCGTTAGAAACACTATTGCCGAAGAGTTCTGGACCTCTATGCGTCCTACATTGGCAACTGGTGGTAAATGTATTATCACCTCAACGCCGAACTCAGATGAAGACCAGTTTGCTCGTATCTGGAAACAAGCTAATAAGACACAGGATGAGTACGGCAACGAGAACCCACTTGGTATCGGCGTAAATGGTTTCAAACCGTTCCGTTCATACTGGGAAGAGCATCCAGAACGAGATCAAGCGTGGGCCGATGAAGAACGAGAGGCTATTGGCGAAGAACGTTTCCGCCGAGAACATGGTTGTGAGTTCTTGATTTTTGAAGAAACCCTTATCAACTCTATCAAACTGCTTGATATGGAAGGTATTGACCCTGTTGAAAAACACGGGCAAGTAAGATGGTATAAGAAACCGTCAAAAGGTCATGTATATATGGTTGGTCTTGACCCTTCTATGGGAACAGGCGGCGATAATGCAGCTATTCAGATATATGAACTACCTGACATGGTGCAGATAGGTGAATGGATGCACAATAAAACAGATATCCCGAACCAAATCAAGATTCTTCAGGGTATCTGTGAATATCTAACTGAAATAACGGAGAGCAGAAATGATGTCTACTATAGTGTCGAGAATAATTCATTGGGTGAAGCCGCCCTTATTAGCATTTTTGAGATGGGCGAAGAGAACATCGACGGTATATTCTTATCTGAGCCTAAGAGAAATGGTAATGTACGGAAATTCAGGAAGGGATTCAACACTACTGAAACCTCAAAGGTGTCTGCGTGTGCTAAGTGGAAAGTCTTGGTCGAAAGCGGCAGAACGAAGATAAACAGTAAACCCCTCATCTCTGAGATGAAGAACTTTGTGGCTAAAGGTCGTTCTTATGCTGCTAAAGAAGGCGAAACTGATGATTTGGTTATGGCTTCCCTTCTGGTTGTTAGAATGGCTAGTGTGCTAAAGGATTATGACCCTAAACTAGAGAAGCATTTACGGGATCACACAGACGAACTAATAACCCCAATGCCTTTCATCATGATAACTTAGCCATTTGCATAAATACCATATACAATAGTAAAGGTGTATTATGAAAGATAAAGAAACGATTGCTGACGAACTTTATTATAAGATTTCTAAGTATTCTGATGTTCAGATGTATGATGCTGAAGGCAACGATACATCCGAGATTGATACTGCGGTATTATTCCAAATCAACTACGGTTCAGAAACCTCCCCAAAAATCATCACATTCAATATCTTCGATCCAGAAGAGATGGAGATGATTTTCAGTAAGAACCTTACTGATGAGATGGATAACCACGAGAAGGAAAAATGGTATAAGTTTGTTGACGAAATGCGTGATTTCTCCACCACACGAATGATGGCTTGGAAAGTTCATGATATTACAAAGTCTCGATTTGATAAGAACGATTTTGACTTTATCCGTAAAAACACCAACTATACACACAAAGACGCAACTATGGAGAGTAGAATGTATGGATCAAGAAGAAGTTCTTACACAGAACAGGCAAATACACGGTTGATTGTTCGCCACACCCAACCGATTGACGAAGAAGTAAGAGGCTCACGTTCTCGTAATATCAAGGCGATTTATATTGAGAATGCTAATAGAGAGCGTTTCTTAGTCCCAAGAAATCATCTACCAACAGCCCGTGCTTTAGCAAGACACGTAGCAAACGAAGGTAGTATCACCGATGATATTGGTACAACAATCGTTGAGATGCACGATGAGATGAAGGCTCTAAGTAAGTTTACTCGTAAAGTTCGTTCCACTGATAATATGATGGAAGGTGCTGACCGTATCCTAGAAGCAGCAAAATCCCGTTATGGTAAAGTAAAGAAAGCCCTAGAATCTCTCCAAAAACAAAAGGGTTACACTGCTTTTGCTGAAACATTTGAGCGTTCAGAACTATCCGAAGATGGTGACTTTGATACTCTTCGTTCTACATTAACAAGACATATCTATAATGAAGAGTTTGATGATATACTACCATATCTAAATCGTGCTATCCAAGAAGCCGATGATGAAGCAGCAGATAAGAAATCATTGAATGCTCGTGGTACAGAACCAGTTGAGGCTTGGTTATCATCTGGTGAACCACTAACACTCTTTGTTCACGACGATGACGAGCAACTAGCAGTCCACCGTTCAAGCGACACTATGCAAAAAATCGCTCTTGTACTGGCTAACATTGCACAGAACCTAACACCACAGTTACCAGATGAACTATTCCAGTTCTCTCTGAATGTTTCTGATACCATCGGTAACGGCATGCAGTTCTTCGGAACACCAGAAGAAAAAGCCAAAATGAAAGCAGAGTTTGATAACAAACTAAGAACTGCTATCAAGCTTGTAAAACGCTACCTTGACGATATTACCAAGATAAACGATAATCCTGGTTACAAAGAAGAAGTTCGTATAGAGCGTGGTGCTAAGAAAGATAATAAGGTAAAAGAATCTGACCTAGAAATGTTCGAGAACTGGGTAAATGACTTGACCGAAAACGCAATGAAAGATGAGTTGATTGACGCATCCGATAGCATTATGCAGTATGCGTATGAACTCGGTAATACCCATATGGACTATGATTCATTTATGCAAGCAGCAGAACTACTTGACGACAATAACTTTGATGAGCTAAAAGAGCTTATGTTGGGTATGGACACTGACCCAAAAGAAAAACTATATGAACTAATGATGGACGCTGGTCCAGCACTTGCTGATATGGTTGATGGATGGATGAATGAACCAGCAGAAGAACCAGATATGGATGAAGAACCAGCGGATGAGTTCAATATGGATGCTATGGATGACGAAGCCGATATGGACGAGCCAGACCAATACCAAGAGGAGTCATTAGAAGAAATCGCTAAACTTGCTGGTGTGGAACTAGCAGAACATGGCGAAGCATCATACAGTGAAGAAGCACAGGAATGGGCATCCAAGTATCCTGGTTATTGGGCACAGATGGAAGAACTAATGAAGAAAGACTATGGTGCCGATGCTATTTATGACTTTGCTTTTGAAGAGTTTGATAACGAAATGGATGAATATGATATCAATGCTATGGTCACCGCTTTCTGCGAACAGTATGGTATTGACTATGATACCGAATGGGACTATGACCAAGGTGAAGACTATGACCGTGATGAAGTCTATGCCGATGACGAACCACGCTGGATGGAAAGTGCCGAAGATATCACTATGGAAGATGATGAATATGGTTTCCAGCGTTGGGAAGATGAAGACGAAGATTGGGAACAAGACGAAGAATATGAGTTTGCTAAAAAAGTCCAAGCAGACAACGCTCGTCAAAGTAAGTTCTTCCAAGACCGTGAAGACCAACCAGACTATTGCCCAGCCTGTGGCGCATATCCTTGTGAATGTGATGATGAACATGGTGATTGGAATGATAAAGGTAGAGTATCTAAACTTCCACAAGATCAAATGGAAAACACAGACCTTGACGATATGAAGAAACTGGCGGGACTATAAAAATGGATATCAACGAACTAAAAAAACTATCTGGTATTACAGCAGAACGCAAGCGCCAAGAAATCAAGGAAGGCAAGTATTTTGTATCTGGTTTCCCAAACAAAAGAGGGAAGTTCAAAATTACTAGCGTAGAGGATAATGGCGACGGTTCCTTTGATATTGAAATGGGCCAAAACGGCGTAACGTATAATCCAGACAATACGGCTCAACCATTGACGTTCAAAAACCACCAAGGTATGCCAGTTTCGATTAGGCAAATTCATGCGTCAATGAATCCTAGTCAATTAAACAAAGGACTCGAAGAAGGTGATCTAACCGATATCATCAACCCAATCATTAGCATCGATGAGTACAAGTCAAAAGTGCTTGACGATGACGAAGGAAACTGGGAAGAGTTTGGGGAAAGTTATTCCTATCTCCGCACACCCGTAAAGAAGCGTGTTGATGAAGCACACCCAAATCAACAAGCGGCAAGATATAATCCAGATGGAGAAACATATAGAGGGTCTGCAAATAAGATGCCGACCCTACCGGATGATCCCGCTATTGATAACTCTGTTCCTATTGATTCTATTATGAATATGTCCGATGATGGTAGAATTAGTGATATTATTGATAAAGATCACATAGATAAACTAAAATCTGCTATTAGAGAAGTACTTTTGACATTAACACCTAGAGAAGAAAGAGTTATTCGCTCACGTTTCTTTCATGACAAGACACTGAAAGAAATAGGTGATGAATTTAGTGTCAGTAAGGATCGTATTCGACAGATTGAAGCAAAAGCATTGCGAAAAATGAAGAATACTAGCAGGAGGAACAAAATACAGGGATTTCTATCTTAGAAGAAAAAGTGGCTTTTTAGCCACTTTTTTATATTTTTATATTGCAATGATAAATAAGAGTGCGTTATAATAGTATCACAGTCGTTGAGATACTTGATTGACGATTAGGCAAAAAAGAAGACACCCTTGGGTGTCGTGGCATAATAGGCATAAAAAGGAGGCATAAACATGGCACGTAAATCTTTAGCGGAAATCCGCGCACAACTAAAAGAAGAAGCAAAAAACGAAGGTAAATCTACCTTCCAAGGTGATAACGCAAGTTACCCTTTCTGGAATATCCCCCTAGACAGCACAGCAGTAGTAAGGTTCCTACCAGATGGTGATACATCAAACACCGAAGGTTTCTGGGTAGAACGTCTTATGATTAATCTGGAATTCTCTGGTGTCGTTGGTGACCCAAGCAAAGACTTCGTAAAGATGCAAGTACCTTGTGTGGAAATGTACAACGATGGTACAACCTGTCCAGTACAGGCTGAAATCAAGCCTTGGTACAAAGATTCTTCTATGGAAGAAATGGCTAACAAGTACTGGAAGAAGCGTTCATATATCTATCAGGGCTTCGTCCTTGATCACCCTGGTTTTGTAGACCGCAACGGTAACACTCTGGAAGATGACACACCAGAAAACCCAATTCGTCGGTTTGTTATCAATCCAAACCTTCACAAACAAATCAAGTCAATCTTGCTTGACCCAGACCTAGAAGCATGGCCAGATGATTACGAAGCTGGTTTGAACTTCAACATCCGCAAGACACAGGATGGTAAGTGGGCATCTTATGACCAATCTTCTTGGGCACGTAAAGAATCCGCCCTTGACGAAGATCAGCTTGCAGCTATCGAAGAGCATGGTCTATTCACACTGAAAGACTATCTACCACGTAAACCAAGTGATGCGGAACTAAAAGTCATCTTTGAAATGTTTGAAGCATCTGTTGATGGTGAGAAGTATGACCCAGAACGTTGGGGTGCATACTACCGTCCATTCGGCGTAGATAAGCCAGAAGGTGCTGAGAAAGCGACAGAAGATAGTGCGCCAGCACCTAAGAAAGAAACTCCAAAAAAGGAAGAAGTTGACGAGGACACTCCACCTTTTGATACTGATGACGAACCACAGGCAGAAAGCAAAGCCGAGGAATCATCAAGCTCAGATCGTGCTGCTGACATTCTCAACAAGATTCGTTCACGTCAGAAGCAAGCCTAAATCAAATCGTGGTTGTGACGATTTAGGAAGTATGTGGAACTCAACGAGACTAATATCTCGTCCATATAGTGATGCGAGGGTTGAGGTAGTATCACATTTTTTCGTAAAAAAATGGTGGAAACAAAGAAAAGGAGAATGATGTGACACGCCCCTTCGATGTGAGTAAATTTCGTAAAGACCTAACCAAATCTATTGACGGTATTAGTTTTGGTTTCAATGACCCAACTGATTGGGTTTCAACAGGTAACTACCTACTAAACTACCGTATTAGTGGAGACTTCAACAAAGGTGTTCCGCTTGGCAAAGTAACCGTTCTTGCTGGTGAATCTGGCGCTGGTAAATCATATATCGCCGCTGGTAACCTTGTCCGTAACGCACAAGAGCAAGATATCTATGTTGTTCTAATCGACTCAGAAAACGCCCTTGATGAAAAATGGCTACATGACTTGGGCGTAGATACCGATGAAGACAAACTACTTCGTCTATCTATGAGTAAGGTTGATGATGTAGCAAAAACCATTTCATCGTTTATGAAAGACTACAAGACTATGGATGAAGCAGAACGACCAAAAGTTCTATTCATCATTGATAGTCTCGGTGCCCTTCTAACTGATGTTCAGGTTGACCAGTTTGACGCTGGTAACATGAAAGGTGATTTCGGTCATAAACCCCGTGCCCTAAAATCCCTTGTTATGAACTGCGTCAATATGTTCGGTAACTATAACGTTGGTATGGTATGTACCAACCACACATACGCATCACAGGATATGTTTGACCCTGACGATAAGATTGCTGGTGGTTCTGGTCCAATCTATGCCGCTTCAATCGTTATCGCTATGAAGAAACTAAAACTGAAAACAGATGCCGATGGTAATAAAACCAGCAAGGTTCATGGTATTCGTGCCAAGTGTAAGATTATGAAGACACGATACAACAAACCGTTTGAGGAAGCTGAAATCCAAATCCCATACGAAACGGGAATGGACCCTTATAGCGGTTTGATTGATATGTTTGAGGAAAAGGGTATTCTAGTAAAGACAGGAAACCGTCTACGTTATGAAACCAAAGATGGCGAGGAAATCATTGAGTTCCGTAAAAACTGGACCAGCGACAAACTTGATATCGTAATGGAAGAGTTTGGTGCTATTGATATTACTGTACCAGAAGCAGAAGAAACTGCTGACGAAGAATAAATAAATCCAAGTTGGGGAGAACACCATATGGATAATGAAATGCTTATTCTTCTTTGGGAAACTGTACGTGAGTACATTCCAGCCAAAGACCGACAAACAGCAGCAGACCATGTTATTGATAACCTCGTTGATAATGGGTTGGACGATGAAGACCTAAAACTATTTAACGGCGTTGATAAGTATATGTCTGCTACTGTGAAAGAGTTTTTGGAAGATGAAGATGAAGAAGAAGATGATGAGTGGGAAGAAGATTACTAAAGACCGAAATGGGATGGTAAGTAATGTGGTATGGTAAGATTACCGAAGATATGGGCCAAATCCCATCCTTCATCAACTACTACGAAAAAGAACTGGAACAGGCACGATACGAAGTGGCTGTGAAGGGGAATGTTGAGAAGAATCTAAAAGAACTTCCAGCAAATACCGAAGTAAGATTTAGCCAGCTTCAAGAGATTGAGGCTGTGCTAAACTTTCTAAATATCCAAATGCGAAAGCTTCGCAAAGAAAAGTTCGTTGAGTATGAACGATACCAGAAAGCATTATCGTCCCGTGAAGTAGAAAAATATGTGGATGGTGAGGATGATGTGGTTGATTTGGAAATGATAATCAACGAAGTAGCCTTACTACGCAACCGTTATCTGGCGGTTATGAAGGGTTTTGATAGTAAGAACTGGATGCTAGGACACGTTGTTCGCCTTCGTTCAGTCGGTCTTGAGGACGTTGAGCTTTAATGGAATATGAACATATATACATTAATGGAGACAGTTATACTGCCCTTGCTGACAACAACGTATATAGTGATTTTTTACAAGAGTACTTCCCTAATACTTCCATAAGAAATGCTGCGATTAGGGGTAGTAATAACGACAGGATTTTTCGTAGCAGTGTGGAACATATTTCATCACTTGGCGGAAAGTCTCTCGTTATAATTGGGTTTAGTTTCCTTACTAGACAAGAACTCTGGTACGATGGTAATAGAAAAGACATCATTGCGACTGCCAATGACGAAACGATACGGGATTATCCAATAGTGAGGGATTTACCATTTCCTATACCTATGATTACCCTTGATAAAGTATATAAAAAAGAAAATACAGAGTTGTATAAAATGTTGATGGTTTCTGAAAATATCGTAAAGAAACTCATTGACTATTATACTAATTTGGTTATGCTCCGTGGGTTCTTGAGAGACAGAGGTATCGACTATATTATATTTTCTGCCGCTAATAATTCAGACCTTGGTTATGAAAATGAGTTTATATATAAAACGAATGTTTATAAAACAGTACAACAAGATAAAAGAATAAAAGATGTTGAGGAATTTAGTATTCCGTTTTTTGCGGCTAATCATGAACTGCGAACAACAAGCACGGGACATTTACTAGAAGATGGGCATAAGGAATTTGCCAAATATCTTCACGGATGGATCAATAACACTTGACAAATCCCCAGTTTATGCTATAATACATATATGAATGAGCAAGTATCAAGTAAAACAATAGCAGAAGGTCCAGGCATCGTTGATTACAGCGATTGGCAGAACTTCTATTATGAAACCCGTGAGAAAATCTCTTTACTGGACGAACCAGCAAAGACAGACATCACGAAGTTTTTTGAGAACACTCAAATGGCGTGGATAGAATACTCAAGGAAATCCTTGCAGTATAAGAAGCACCAACAGCGAGAATACGACAAATATATGGAAGCCCGTAAGACAACAGAGAAATACATTACTTGGGCTGGGTTAGCAGGAATGACGAAATGAAACTTATCAAAGCACTATATGAAAGCGACTGCGGTAACTATCGGCGTAGGGTAGAAGAAACCAACAAAGGTAAGGTCACTATTTATCTTCAGAAGATAGAAGCCCAACCTTGGTCATATTATAATCGCAGAAGTTTGTCTGCTACTTCATGGCAAAAACATCGCACTGACGGTCCCGCGCATATATTAGAAAAGCCTGATGGAACTGTTGTGGAGAAATATTATCAGCATAATGTTCTTCACCGTGAAGATGGTCCAGCGTCTTACCGTGAGCATGGTAAGGACAAAGGCAAGCCAATGTATCGTCTAAAAGGGCAGAAGGTTTCTGCGTATGATGTTCTTGGAGAAGATTCCAAGGAAGCATTTGCACACGCCTTACAATACGAAGATGGAAAAACCGTTATCTAAACAAGAATTTTGGGATGCTTTGACTAAACCTACTGACTACCGTAAGACTTGTCGGTGGTGTAAGCATTATACTGGAAAGGTAAGGATACAAGGCGCGAAGCAAAAGTTCCATGCATTCGACAGACCAGCAACAAATAATGTTGCGTCAAATGGTAACTGCTCTTATCCTAACATTCATCCAGGGTTTTCTTGTATTATGGAAGGTCATAAATATTTTGAGTATGATGATACACGAACTTGAGGAATACCCCGAAACCCTTTCCAGTATAAAATCTCTCGCAATCCTTGGTGTGGATCGTGGCGATATCATTGATACCTTTTCACAGTTCAGAAATCAATATGATAAACCGTATAACTACAAAATATATGCGGTGGACGATAAAAGCGGCATTATGGGAAAATACCGTAAGATAAAACGTGTTCAGTTTGTTGGTGTCGATTTTTATAATGATTTGCATCTACCAGAACAGGTAGATTTCATTTATACAGAAAAGTTTGATTTAGCATATCGCCCATACGATATGGTGCGAAGTATAAACACTTGCCTAACGGATGGTGGAATATTTTGTTTTACTGCACAGAGTGGTATATCAAATGAATACAACAGAACAACCTCGTCGTTGAATGAAGGTTTATATAACTGGACTATTCCCTCGCTGACGTATCTTCTAGCAACGAATGGATTTGAGTGTGTACACTTTAGAAAGCGTGGATCACTAATTGATGTGTTTGTATATAAGAAATGTGAACCATTGGATAACCCTACTTGGTATGATATACAAGAAAGAGGGTTACTAACTAAATCAATGAGTGAAAATGTGTTGAAATATGGTTATCTAACTGATAACGATTTGGTTATTACCTGGATTGATGGGCATAACAGTTTAGTGTCTGCGTTTCTTCCAAAGACGCATCGCTAACCATTTCCAATAACAAGCCTTATTTTACGGCGTTTTTACCACTTTCTACAACTCCAATAGCCAGCAGTTGTTTTGTCTTTTTTCTGATCACAGTTGTGTCTAGCACGGAAACTCTTACGGCGTTCTGGGTTATTTTTCTTGATTTTTACACCCTTCTGTCCGAAGTTGACCTTCTTTACATTGCCTGTCTTTGGGTCTTTTACATATACTTTGAACTTTTTCACATCGCCAGCCATAGGCTTGTTTAGTTTTACTTTACGACCTTGGTATTCAGCTTCCATAACATCTGTATCATAACCACTTTCTGCTAAGTGTGCTAAAACTGCTTCTTCTAGGCTTTCGTTTTTAGAACCTTTTTTACGGCAAGAACCTTTGCTGTATGCTTTCTTTCCAGGTACTGGTTCGTAACCATCCCAGCATCGACCTTCTTCTACTTTATCACCCCAAATCCATCCGTTGCCGTCGCATGTATCGCATTCTGCTTCGGTTGGATCGCCATCATAATGACCAGTTCCGTCACAATCATAGCAAGTTATTTTTTCGTCTTCATCAAGTTCAATAACACTTTCATATACTTCTTCTTCAATGCGGTCAATGTTCTCTAAAAGTTTTCTAATATCACTCATATATTTTCCTTTAATCTTTCCCAAACAATACCAGATGATATTTCATCAATGGTCCATTCGGTATAACTTATAGTATTTATCCAATCTTCACGATTTGGGTATACTGGGTCTTCTATTCTGTCCAGATTATCCAGCCCAAGCCCGACATCATAAGCAAGAGAATGAGGACTGACGAATACGGGTACGCCCGACATAACAGCAGTAATAGCAGGACCAGAGCTATGATTGACCACTGCCCAACATTTCGCCAATGCTGTTTCAAAATCGAAATCATCATATGTCCCTTCAATCTGTCGTGGTTTTGCGATAAGAACATTAGAAAACTCTTTTACATAGTCTGGGCTAACTGGAAACCTTGGATGTGGGCGAAGAATGATTCTTCTCTTACTATGCGCCCGTATCTTACGGCATATACTTAGCATCCATTGGTCCATTGGCATCATACCTTTCCACTGTTCCGAAAGACCATGCTGACCGCATACAATAATATGTTCGCCATCTTTTTTCCACGGTTTTAACGAAAGGTTATGGCGTGTTTCGCCATATGGTTCTATCCATGTTGCATCGCGGTTTATACCACCGATGCCTACTTTCCAAGTTTCATTTCTTTTTAGTGCCCCTACCTCAAGGACAATGACTGGCTTATTTTGTTCTTTATGTACATTCCAAATATATTGGTTATGTTTCATACGACCTGACCATAGGACAGACCAAATAACAGCAATATCCCCGCCAATAGAGTCTACGATGAGATCGTAACCATCTCGCCGCAGTGCTTCCATAAACGCTTCCATTACAGGGCGTCCGGCCAAACTACAGAACTCAGGAAATACAGATATTTTCATATCGTTATTTATAATCGCCCCACGCAATATCTTCCGCAAAATGATTTGCTATGAAATCTCTGGTAGTTTTAGTGTGAAAGCTATCATATTCACTGTGATTAGAATTAACATTCAGGGGCTGTGGTAGTTTTACTGTATGACCGATTAACTCAGAAATAGTCTTATCGTTTAGCTCTTCAAACTTCAATAGTTTCTTGTTAGAACACCCTTCAAACCATTTCAGTTGTGGAAGTTTAGTTAGATACTTGTCGGCACAATGTTGGGTATTCAATAACCAAGCCTCAAACCCTTGGGCAAGTAAAGCACTATCTTCTGGTGTATTATATTTCTGCTTCGTCTTTCTCAACCTATGCTTATATAGGGAAACCATTCTATCCCACGGATTTCTAATCAACCCGAAAAACACCATATCTTTTTTATATCGGATATTGAGTGTATCAAATGTTTCTATTACTTGTTCATAGGTGTAATGATTGTCCGACCAACCATTTCTTGGAAGGTTATTCTCGTCTCTTACTTTCTGAACCTGTATAATATCTGCGACATTATTATACACAACTGTCGTAATACTTACGCCAGCAGTCTTGGGAACGTGGATAAAACACTTATTTTCGGTCAAAGAATAATGCGCCATTTATTTTCCTACAAACAAGAAATCCCCATCATGTAAATGATGTAGTTTATCTACGGCATTCACACCACCAACAATACCAGCAACTTCTATCATTCTATTCTGTTCGCAATCGTAGTAATAGCATTTGAAATCACGCTGCATGAACCAGATGAAATAGTTATCAACGCCGTTCCCCGTCTTTTCTGCCCACGGTTTATAAATCTCTACCATAACATTTGGACGCTCGTTTTCAATAAGGTTCTTTGCACCATATACCACATCCATTTCAAAACCTTCTACATCAATCTTGATAAACCCAACATCCTTATGTCCTTCACCATCAAGGGAAACCATTGGAACCTTTCTTTCTTCTGACTCTACCAATGGAACTTGGCTAGTCATACTCAACCGACGAGTATCAATAAAGAGTGTGAGTTCACCTTCGTCTTTACTGACAGCAGCGTTACGAAAATCAACATTAGTCAAACCAAACTGACCGATGTTTTGTTTTTGAACTTCGTGTAGTTCTTTTACTGGTTCATATGTAACAACATTCTTGGCGTGTTCGGCAAAGTATCGGCAATGGTAACCGCTATTACCACCAACATCAATAACTGTTTTATTTGGGTCAATATATTTGTCTAACTCTTTTAGGATGGAACTGGTGGTCAAACGGTTCCATAACTTTTCACGCCATCCACGCCTTTTCAAACTCTTTTCGCTAATCATTATTACCTCATCAAAATCTGTAGATTTACTCTGTTCTTTGTTTTGCATAACCCGCCACGATGGAATGTTTGTGTTGGGTCAAATATAATACAATCTGCTTTATCACTAGTCCAAGGATATAACAAACTCAATAGTTTGTCACTCATCGGTGTTCCATCCAAAATGTATCTACCGATAATCACATTCTTGCGAAACTCTCTTGGAAAGAAACGCATGACACGACGAGCGGTAGGCGTGTCCAAATAGTTACCTGTGCTATTTCCGCAAGCAACCATTCTTTCCAACTGATCGTATTGCCAGCGATTGGATGTCGGGATGGTTGTAAATGGTCCCGTATCCTCATCCACCTCATTTAGATATAGAATGCTTTTCATTAGATTATACTTTGGGTCCATATGTAATGAGATCAACTTGGATGTGGTTTTCATATCCCGTAGGGTCATATAGTGATGTGTATCGGTGGGCGTGGCAACGTGTAGGGCAATCGTGTTTAAATCCATATTGCCTTCCATGCGGTTATATTTGCTGATTGCTTGGAATACTTGGTTCTCGTCAAAATAAGCACGAACTAACCTAAACAACTCAGGATTATTTTCTTCATTATACACTTTGAAACGGTCATAGGCGTGTGCGGCAGCAGTATGGTCATCAACATTAGATAGTTGGGCAATCTCTTTACTGAGTAGGTCGTTCATTTGATTGGTTAGTTCTTTATTACCGTGGAAGCCAGCACACCCATCTCTATCAAGTGTTTTGTAGAACTCTGTTTCTGGTAAATCATTTCGTTCCACTTGCCTCTCGCAAGACTCAAACCATAACCTAACAGAATTCTCAATGTATTTGTTCTGACCTGCTAAAATAGCCTTCTCTTCATCGTTGAAGTTAGCATACTTAGAAATCTCTTGTACCATATTGGACCAAGCGGCTTTGAAAGCTGGAAACTTGCGACTGTCAAATGTCTTACGGATATTCGCTACATGGTCAAAGTTGATTTCTCTTGGGTATAGACTATCACCAGCGCCTGGAAAGTCGCATAGGTCGGGTAGCTCTAAACCGTGGTCTGTAATCATATCGTCTCTAATCATTTCACTGCCTTCACGTGTAGATTTTTCTTAGAAGATTTCACCTGTTCAACATTACGAAACCCGTGTTTTTCAAGTGTGTCCTTCAATAATGGATAATCGTACCCTGTTTTATGAATATCCCAAATCTCTTGCTTTTCTGTTTCACGTTGCCATCCCCAGAAGCCAGCCAATGCCCATTCTTCATCGGTCATACCATTATTATTCATTGTTGTTTTGCGATCTGGGTTCATCCATTGCTGAATATGGAAAAGCATATCAGGGACAATCATTTCCATAACGCCATTCGGTTGAAGAACAGTTTTCCAAGCATTTAGCGTCCAAGTTGCTTGGGCAAAAGTAAGATGCTCAAAGAAATGTCGTGAGTAGATTGCTTCTACTGTTTGTGGTTCAACATACTTGTCTATTTCCCAAGCATTACATACATACTTCACATGCTTGAACTGACGAACATCAACACCTACATATCCTTTTGTAATCTTTGGTCCACAACCGAACTCAAGTTTCATTCTTCTTCTTTTTCCTTGTTGAATACGTTGTTATGTAAGTGTTTCCACGTTAAACCTTCACGCATTTCTTCTGGTGTCCATTGTGAATATGCAAGATTGTTCAATACATTTGTTCTGTCGGGTTTCGGTGGGTCATTGATATCTTCGATGCTGTGTCCTGATATTGGATAAACCATACTACCAGGATGCATAGCGATATGCGGGACGCCAGCCAGAACAGCGTCAATACCAGAACCGCTAGTGTATGTAACCATACAATGAGCATTCGCTAGGTCTTCTTCGAGTGTAGCTCCTTGTGAAATCATAATACGATCTTCATTGAAAAAGCGCCTTACATCCATATGCTTGGGCCAACGTTTTTCATCAGTCAACGGATGTAATCTAATCTTAATTTTCTTATCAGTCTTCTCCAAGATTTCTTCCAGAATGTTATTTGTCCACGTGTAATAGTCAAGACCAAACAAGCTTGCGTCATTCAAGAGTTGAAGGCCGAGTAATACATAATCACCTCCATCATTCCAAGGTTTGACTGTTAGACCTAGTTCATCAAATCTATCACTTGGGCAGTCATCACGCCAACCAAAGTCTCCTTCGTGTAACATAAAATGATCTACGCCGACACGCCAATGACTATTTTTGGCTGGATGCGCTATTCTACCGAGCAGACAAGATTCCAAAAATATAACTGTTCCATTGTGGTATTTGAGAACTTCTTTCTTGAACATATGATAATCTTTGGCATCCTTCTCTTCACGGCAACTACCAAAAATTACTGCGATATCTGACTTCTTATAAATAAAAGTGGGATCAAAAATAGGTAAGTAACCGTCGAACAGTTTTATACCTCTATAGAAATTATGCATAATTCTGGAATATTTTGAACGACCACCAGACGAGCCATATATGATTACTTTTTTCATAAACATATTTATAAGGATTTTATAGTGGATACAGAAATAAAGAGAGTTCTAGATAAGGACAGAAAATATCAAAACCTAAAACGCCGTAAAGATAACTTAGTCAATGCGTTGCGGAACCCCCCAAACGAAGAGCAAAGAAGAGCGTGGGATGTAGAGTTAGCTACAGTAACCAAAGAGCATGATATTAGATTTTATAAACTTGGCGGTGGTCTTGGGAAAGGACCAAATAAAGCATTCTGTGATTTCCTTTCACGCCGTCTAAACAAGTTCAAGCCGCGATACCTAAAACTACTGGATACCGTGAAGGAGGTAAAGCCGCAAACCATTGTTGAAATCGGCACTTGGAAAGGTAAAACTGGTAAGGCACTTATCAACGAAGCACTACGCTACCAGAACCATGTTTCATATGTAGGTTATGACTTATTTGAGGACGCTACTAACACAAACGACCAAGAAGAATGGAATGGTAAAGCAGAATGTACCCTAAAAGAAACCGCCCGTGGCTTTGAGATTATGAAGCAAGGATGCGACCTAAACTTTGATTATAGATTGGTTCAAGGCAATACACTGGAAGTATTAGAAGACCACGCAGTAGATTTTGTTTGGCTTGACGGTGGGCATAGTATTGAAACTATCCGTAGTGACTTTGACCATGTAAAGAACTCCAAACTTGTAGTATTTGATGATTATTATGTCCCAGAGAAATACCCAGACCCGATTGATATTACCCAAGTTGGATGTAACGCTTTGGTAGCCGAACTTGATAATGTAGAAATATTTGTTCCTGATGGCGATTATGTTGGTATTGCTATTTGGAGAGGCAATCTATGAAATACGCATTAGTTACCACATTCGCCGCAAAGCACTATGACCTATACGGTAAGAATATGATTGAAACCTTCAACAAGCATTGGCCCCAAGATGTTGAAATCCATATCTATCACGAAGGTAATATCCCGCACCCTGTAGAAAGCCCACGATTATTCTATAAAGACCTTGAGGTAGAAAATCCTGACTTGGTTGCTTTCAAGACACGATGGAAGAATGATCCGGTAGCAAATGGTATGCCCAATAATCAAGGTATCCCAGGTGGTGTTCGCCGCCCAGAAACCATCAAAGACCGATGGAAAGAAAGCCCATCTTATCTTTGGGATGCTATTAGATTTTCACATAAGGTATATGCCCAAACGCACCTTGCGGCAAATACCGATGTCGATGTGATGTATTGGGTGGATGCCGACAGCATTACCTTTCGTGATGTTGGTGATGCTCATAAATCTTGGTTACCAGAAGGCATGTTCTGTTCGTATCTTGGTAGAAATACTTATACCGAATGTGGTTTCATTGCCTTCAATCTAAAACATCAATATAGTACTGAATATATGACGAGATACCGTGATATGTATAATAAGGACGAGTTATTTAAGATGGGGCAATGGACTGATTGCCATGCTTTTGATAAGGTGAGGGTAGATATGGAAAATGAAGGCAAAATCAAAAACCACAATCTGAATCCAACACTTATGAAAGGTCATCCATTTATCAATACTGAACTTGGTGATTATATGGACCATCTAAAAGGCAGACGTAAGGATGCGGGACATTCACGCCCCGGTGAAAGACAAGACGCAAAAGGTGTGGATTACTGGAATAATATCAAAAAATGAAACTACAAGTAGAAATCTTTAGAGGAACAGCAAAGATTCGAAATGAAACCCCTATGAAACTAAACATAGGGATGAACCTTGAGCGTAAAAAGATTTTCAAACCAAGTGTTATAGTAGATGATATTTTTGAGGCACTTGCTGAAGGTATGCTGAAGAATGGCGATGAACCTATTTGGAACAGACTACCTAAACGGGATTATCAACTACCAAAATATCGTCATGGTGTAATCTTTGGATATGGAAGAAGTTTATCTCCCGAACCAAAGGCAAAGGTCCAGAACTATCGTTACGAGGTGTTGGAACAGCAACGCAAGATGAAAGGACATACCGTTTGTTTTGACGGGGGTTATTTCAAGTCTCTGGGAAACTATGAATACTATCGTGTGGGTATTGATAGTCCTCTGGGGAATGGAACATTCTGTAATGAAAACTCCCCAGATGATAGATGGAAAAAGATTCAAGCAGAATATGGTGTGCCTTGGAATGATTGGCGACCGAACGCTGGTAAGTATGTGACTATCTTTATTCAGCCAGACCCAGGGTTTTCTATGGGTGGTCAAAGCACACTAAAACTATTACAGGAATGGGTTCCTAAAATCCGTTCTCTAACTGATAAAGAAGTTGTAATCAAAGCACACCCGAAATGCCACAAGCTAGGACAAATCACCACTGATATTTGGAAGTATGCCGAACAGAACAATGTCCGTATCTTTGATCATACTGTTCCAATCTATCAGGTTCTAAAAGATACGAACCGAGCCGTCACTTGGAACTCCACAGTTGCTGTAGAAGCGGTTGCTTACGGTATTCCTACTATCTGTTTCCATGATTTCTGTATGGCGTGGGATGTTTGCGACCATACGCTTGACGCAATCGTAAATCCAACTATGCCCGATAGAACACAGTGGATTAATAATCTACATTATGGTTGCTGGACTTCACAGGAGCTTGCTACAGGGGAACTATGGTCTAAGTTGCGTGAAGAAATGATTAAGCGTGACGAGGCTAGAGCCTAGCAATCTTATTATTATATTCAATCCGTGCTTGTGAAAGGTTTGATTCTGTTGCTTCTGGAACATACCCATAAACCTCTTGGAATCTTGGCTCAAGACCTTCTACCCAAGCCTGACCTGAACGTATTTCTGCTGTATTCCACATATCATATGAAAGACTTCTAATCCATTCTTCGCGGTCTGGGTAGATGGGATTTTCAATATTTCTAAAATCTGTCTCGCATACTGGTGCCGCCGCATTTGTTGGATGAACGAAACAAGGAATACCCCGTAGAACACATTCGGGAGCAACACAACCGCTCAAAGAAATAACCGCAAAGATACTATGATTATCTAAGTAGTTTGCTAATGTATCGCCTCTACCAGACCTTTCTTTGATACCTGGTTTAGACCTTAGAACAATATTTCTATCAGTATGTTCGCGCAAGAGTGCTATAGTATCTTGTTGCCAGGTACTGAGTTGCGATGGTAGAAGACTTTTCTGTTGTGTTTCTCTTGGAACGAACCCAGCCATAGTCTTAGTTGTCGGTGGGCAGATAAGAATATCTCTGCCACCTTTCTGCCACGGTTCCATCTTCAATCCCATCTTTTGGAACATTTTCCATCTATCATCTGGGCGTGGAATAACTGTATAGTTCTGGAAATCCATAACACTTAGGCGATGATATTCTTTTGGTCGTGGAACGAAGAAACCTGTATCAACATAGACAAATGGTTGTTTGCGTTCTTGGTAAAGGCGCATAGAACGGGTTGCCCACATACTTCTGCTACGAAAGATAGGCATAACATCTTCACGATACGCCATATCCTTTGGTCCACCATCGTGGTTCTTATGTCCTATGTTGTAGATTTCGGCACCGATGGACTGTGAGAAAGCATCCATGATGCTGCTATTTGTTTTAGTCCCGTGTGTTATACAAACTTTTTTCATTGATAAAGAACTTTCCTGTCTGGGCAATCCAGTTTTTCTTGTTTTTCCCAGAAACATCTTTTGGTAATGACCGTAGAACACTTGTAATCTTTTCATCATAAGCAAACCCATAATGAGCAAACTTATCAACCCAATATTCGTGTGGTTTACAGTTCACGTGGTGATGCCCTTCGTGTCCAGGCAATGCGGCTGTACAAATAACATACTTACACTGTTGGAAGATGCTGAAATAGTTATCCATATATTCTTCGTAAACGTGTTCCAAAAACTCTACACTCCAAGCCAAATCTCGTGGCTCAATCTCATACGGACCTTTGGTAAAATCGTGGATAATGACTTCAATATTTCTTTCTACGGTCCAATCGCCGTCAATACCTATAGCATCTAGACCACGCTCTCTAGCAAGTTCTACCATTCCAGCGGGACCACAACCAACGTCGATCATGGTCTTGATATCAAATGTTTCAATGAGGTAGTCTAGTGCTACGGGGAATAAGTGTGTCTTTCCGGCGTGACCACCTAAATGTTCTGGTAAATCATTCATAGATGTATTTAGGTGTCGGATTTTTTGATGAAAAACTTCTCAACAATGTTGGTAAATATGATATGAATATTGTAATCTTTACGGAAATGAGTGGTGTTGAAAAGGCCCGTAATCTAAAAAATATGGTTGAATCCGGAGGCGACAAGTTTATGGAGATTTCCATAAATGATGAAAATGACTTTGATTTTGTTATTCAATCTGGTATGGAAAAACCAAAGAAGAAGCACGAAGATAGAAATGCGATTTTGCAGAAGATTAAAAGTATGGGAAAATCGATACTTGTACTTGACGGTCCTGCTATCCGATTGATAAGCGATGGCTGGGATTATAAGAACATAGAAGGCCAGTGGGTAAAAATGGCGTGGCATAGTTTTTTTGCTGACGAAGCAGTTTTTCCATATGACCCCAGCTATAATAGATGGAAAGAACTACAAAAGGAACACGATATAAACGTCAATGAATGGAAACATAGGGGAGATCATATTCTCGTATGTTTACAGAAACGTTATGATGCAGCAGTAAAAAGAATATATGACAATGGCGATACGTATATTGGTTATATCTCTGATGTCGTAGAGCAACTAAAGAAAAAAACGGACAGACCCATACTTATAAGGTCACATCCAACCGATAAGAGTGTGGGTGATTTACTACGACAAAAATTACCTTATGTAAAAATTAGTACCAACGATAATCTTTATGATGACTTCAATATGACACACACGATGGTTACATACAACAGTCATAGTGCAGTAGAAGCAGTACTTTATGGTTTGCCGACTGTTACGCTGGATAGCAGTGCTATTGCTTGGGATGTATCTGGTAAAAAGGTAACAGATATTTGTAATGCTCCGCAACCAGATAGAACAGAATGGCTAAAAAGACTTGCTTTTATGCAATGGAGCGTGAAAGAATTGAATGATGGTTATGTTTGGAACTTACTAAAGAAATGTCTGACCGAACACAGTGGTAAATAAACTCATGAAAATATTGTTTCTAAATGATACATCCCACGTTCATTCTGGTTGTGTAAAAGTTGTTGAGTTCTTTATGAAACAGTTTGAAGGACACGATGTAGATATTCTTCCACGCAAGACCATCATAGAAGATACGAGCCAGTATGACCTTATCGTTGCTAATGGTGAAGGAACCATGCACGATGATGCGAAACGGGCATATGAAATAATGAATATCCTTGCTTCTGCTAAATGTAAAACGATGATTGTGAATAGCGTGTGGCAGAATAACTCACCCGAACTTACCGAAATGTTGATGGAAGTGGATTATGTAGCAGTTAGAGAAGTCCTTTCCAAGCGTGAAATATTATCTGTTATTGATAGACCCGTGGATATATATCTTGATTTCAGTTATTTTCATGATGTTCCTGAAACCCCAATAGAAGTAAAGCACGGTCTTGTTACTGGTAATCGTATGGGGTCCATAAAGGATAAACCAAAAGTTAGTGGTATTGGTGAGAAGCATACCGTGGATATTTTCACACAGTCTTGGGATGAGTTGGTACAACAACTTCGCCAACACCGGATATTGGTTACTGGACGGCACCACGAGTTATATGCGGCGTGTAAGGCGAAATGTAACTTTGTTATACTGGAAGGAAACACTCATAAAAACTCTGGTCTATTTGAGACAGCGGGACTACAAATACCTTGTCTTCATGTGGATGCGACAATAGAAGAAATACAGCAAGCAGTGGATGATGTTGGTATGTATCAGTTATACCAACAAGAACTGTTGTTTGACTATATGAGAAAGCAGAAGCCGCCGAGGTTACTGGATTATGCGTGAATGGTTTGCTGGTAAAAGTGTTTGTATTGTTGGTGGTGCCCAAGCTTTATTTGACCAAGCACTTGGCGAAGAAATAGATAGTTATGATGTCGTGTGCCGACTAAATGGTGGTGCGGAGATAGTAAAGCCTGAAAGCCAAGGAACCAGAAATGATGTATGGGGTATTGGTAAATGGTGGACCGTTGACCATCTATTTGCGAAATGTTCGTGGGGTAAAGCTATTCATCTTTCGCCCAAAGGTGAATATATGCGATATTGTAGCACTTGCGGTGATATATATCGTAAAGGGATGAAAAAATGGTATGTGGAAACTGACGAAGTTCATCCCGTTTATGATATTGTAATGCCCAAAACTGTATATCAGCAAATGGGCGAACTATATGTAAAAAATACCGACGAAAAAAAGGTTAAGTATTCACACATGAATAGTGATATGAAGGCACCAAGAAAGGTAATAAAGGCAAGCACTGGTTTGTTGATGGCTTACTACACATCAATCAACCTTCCAAAATCTATAACACTTTACGGGTTTGATTGGAAGCGAACCCCAACCTGGTATTTTGATGAAAAAGAGTATAATAAGGCACACCAACCCCACGATTGGGAATGGGAAGAATGGTTTATAAAAGAAGTGCTTGATGTGAGAATAAAGTAGGTACGATATGGAAATTGAAACATTTAGAAATATACACACAATTACAGATACTCTAGAAAGCCGTTTCAGAGAATTTGATTATTGTATACCGATGTGTTCCGACGAAGGATTTTTTCTTGAATTCGGTGTATGGAAAGCATTAAATGAGTGGATACAAGAGTGTGATAGAGAGGTGCAACCCTTATGGCGAACCACTCAGTATTCAGCAGGGGTTAAAGTACTACGATGATTATTGAGAGATTGGAAAATTATAATAGGCACGATATTATTAACCTATTAGATGGTAATAATATTCTAGGTGTTGAACTTGGTATAGCGGCTGGTATATTTTCCGAGAGAATGTTGTCCACTGGTAAATTTGCTAGTTATGTTGGTGTTGATATGTATACGGATCGTGGGCATGATATTGAAGAATACAAAACAGCTATTCGAAGAAACGGAATTTTTTCAAACTACAAGATATTGAAAATGTCTTTTGACGATGCCTTAGATTTATTTGATGACGAAAGCATCGATTTTCTATATATTGATGGATATGCACATACGGGGCAGAATGATGGGAAAACCTTATCTGATTGGTATCCTAAAGTCAAAACTGGTGGTCTTTTTGCTGGTGATGACTACAATAAAAAGAAATGGCCCAAAGTAGTGAAGGAAGTAAATGCCTTTCTTGAAACACATGGGTATGATAAAGTATATATCACTGATACGAGGGAGAAAACTAGTTATTGTAAACATCCAAGTTGGGCTGTGAAGAAGAAATGAACAAAATATTTTGGTTTGAAGAATGGGGCGAAGGTTTTAAGTCTTATCCGTTTCCAACAAAAGCACCATTTGAAAAAGTTTCCTTTTATGATGAGGAAAAATTGAAAGAAGCAGATGCATTCGTTCAAATTGATATTAAACCACGAAGACCAAATGAACACAGAAGAAATCAATTCTTTGATTACATCAGTAGTACTGGGAAACCGAAGTTGGTTTTTGAAAGTCATATATTCAGACAAGTAATATTGACGCAGCATTACTGTAGATTTGCGTGGAACAGTTACTTTAATAATGTGGGTTATTTTGGTAAACTTCGTAACAACCCCGATAGATGGAAAAAGTTTATAGAGGAAGAAGAGATAGACATAAGAGAACCGACACAGAAGAAAGGTGACTACATACTGATTCTGACACAACCGACATATGGAAGTTGTCTTAACGATCTATTTGATTTATATGCGGATACCGCTAGAACCGATGCACTACATTATGACAGAGTATATGCGAAGTGGTTGCATCGTTTGATACAATATATCCAGCAGTATTCTGAGCTTCCTATCATTATCAGAAAACATCCAGCACAGAGAGATATTAAATTCTTTGATATAAAATACTTTGACAATGTTTATTATTCTGAAGACTCCAAAGGTATAAAGATAAAATACGCGAATTTATATATTAGATCGGGGGGAAAAGCTTTAACGGAAGAGATTCTAAACTCACAAGCGGTTGTTAGTTGGAATAGTACTGGATTGGTTGAGGCAGTCTGCTTGGGTATACCAACTTTTCCTCTTTCACCTTCGTCCCAATGTTATCCCGTTGGTTTCAGAGATTTGCACGATATCGATGCGATACATAGGAAAAAATATCCGAAACGTGATGAATGGTTTAATAATATGGCTTACTGTCAATGGACAGACAAGGAAGTTATGCGCGGAACAGCTTTCCGATTTATAAATGACGGGTATAAATCTTTTTTAGGATACTAGTTGACGTAACCATAAAAGAATGATATAATCACTGTATGACCGAACTGAATATATATGTACCCAGAAACAAAGAAGACAGTAAATGCTGGCAAGTCTTCAATCCATTTATGTTGGGTTGGGATGATGAAACTCACGTTGAGTATGATTATGTTCAGCACGGCGGCATTAGTATGTTTTGGGGCTTGGTCGGTAAAAACTCAGAAATGATAAAGAAACACGAGGCTGAGTTCAGACCGTATCTCTTTTCGGATATGCCATACTTTGGTAGATGGTCTGGTCTAAAGGAAGCACTTGACCCCGATAGTGATTTCTATTGGCGCATATGTCCAAACAGAATGCATTCACACTTTCAAAAAACTGAAGCACAAACACTTTCTTCCGATAGGTTTGATAGACACAATACCCCCATCAAAGAAAAGAAGAAAAGAGGGCACGAGATTATTCTGTGTCCAAGTTCAGAAAGCGTGACGAGACACCTATGTAACTGTAGCGTAGAAACTTGGATAAACGATACAACGGCAGCAATAAGAGAGTATACAGACCGTCCTATTCGTGTTCGTCATAAACCAAGACGAAACGGAACATCGGGACCAGCCGCCGCTCTTATCCCGTTTGCCGAAGATATAAAAGATGCGTGGTGTGTGATAACTCTTATTAGTATGAGTGGTACGGAAGCATTACTAAATGGTGTCCCTATGATGGAGACAGAACATATAAACGGGTACAGTAACTTTCGTTTTCAGCCCGATAAAATAGAAAGCGTAGAGTGGTCTGGGTATGGAACACAAGTTCTTATGAACTGGCTTGCCTACCAACAGTTCACACCAAAAGAAATGTATACAGGCGAAGCATTAGCAATCCTAAAAGAAACTAATCCATACTTCTTTAGCGAATGATATCTTTGTCGGGATCAAAGTCCCTACCAAATGTGGCTTTGAACTCATCAAACCATAAGTCTTTATAATCAACATCACTCTCGTATTGCTCACGCCATACCATCGGTCCCAAAGTATGGTGAATGTTGAATGGTAGCGTGTCTGGCTTATCGTATTCACCAGCAAGGAAGTTGAACTCTGTTGGAAGTCCACCAATCAGTTCATCCTTTACCCACATAAACCTGTGTAGAAACTTTGGTTCTGCTGTTTCAACGAGTTCTTTGGTGAGGTTGTGGTTTTCTGGATGGTCGCAATTATAGATAACGGTGCTTGACCAGTTTTTGCGTGGATATGTTGTCTGTGGCAATCCTCCCATCTTTGGATCGGCTTTTGGTTGATAATCGTGCTTCACACATTGGAGTGCTTTGGAAGGATCAAACAGATCAAACATTTCTTTGATATCACGGGTGATAATCATGTCACAGTCAAAGAAGATACCAACACCATTGTAATCCATTAAATGTGGAACCATAAAGCGTGTAATACTAAACTGCGTGGACCCACGTGGATCAATAGGACGAGTACATAGATCATATGCCAACAGTTCGTCACGAATGATTGGAACGATAACCAGATCATTCATTGTAGTCCTTGAGCGAATACTGTGTGCTAACATCTTGGCACAAGCATCTTCTGCTGGATCGTAACCTATGAATACTACTTGTTGTGCTTCTCTTGCGTCTTCTAGTCTGTTAAACATTTCTTCTCAATTATATGCGTATATAAATATATTTATGCGTGATGATATAGAAAATTGGATTCTCAATTTTGTAGAAGACCCAACCATTTGTCCTTATGCAAAAAAAGCCAGACTTGATAATCAAATAAAAATAGTTGAAATAAAAGATTTATTAGAACTAATAGAACTGGCGGACACATTAGACGTTGATGTTTGCATTGCCTATACAGATAAAGTATCGGTAAATGTGACCAGTGTTTTGCGAGATATAAACGCCGAGCTTATGAAAAGAAACTTGGTCGTGCTTGAAGACATAGCCCCGGAAATAATAAATGGGCGTGATATGAGTTTTGGTAAATGTCCATTGTTCTTCATTCAGAAATTGAGTTTCCTAAATGACAAAGCCCTAAAACTTATTCATACTGGATACTATGACAACTGGACTATGGAAAATTTGGAAGATGTTGTATTATGGCGCTTCCATAATCCCGACGATTTTTTGAAAAGACTTAGACTTCGAATCCCGAATGCATAACTTTTCATAAAGGGTTTTATCGGTAGACCATTCTGATCCTGTCCACCATTCAAATCCATCAAAATCTTTTTTATAGATACTTGACTTTTCGTATCCAGGCCCTATATATAAATACTTCGCACCGCGCCGTGCGCCATACTCCATTTCAAGATATATCGTTCTTATACCAAGTTTTAGTTTTGGGTTTTTATAGTCCCAACAAAACATGGCAGACTCGAAATCATTATTATCATAATGGCGTAGTTTACTAAAGGCAACGGTTTTACCGTTTACTGCAAAACCCAAGAATTTATCTTCATCAAGTATATTCTTGATTGGGTTGTATAAATCCTTGAAATTCTTTTTTGTGATGTAGGCTTGGTAAATGTCATTTACTTCTTCAAATGAGATATCAACTATATGAATATCGTGGCATGACGGTATATTGTGTGGTATTTTTATACGAGTAGAACGGGATTGATACCATAAATCTTGTGTGTATTTTAGCCAACCGTGTGACAACGCATATTCTGTTTCATCATCTTCAAATCTGGCCATTACCTCTGATATGAATACATCTTGGTTTTCTTGCCACCCCAATCTGTGATCAAATAATATTTCCATACAGTATTTACAATCTAAATATCATATGATTAAAATAAGAGACATTACTATTTCAAATGACCTACCGTTTACACTTATTGCTGGTCCTTGTGCTATGGAAAGCCGTGATCACGCATTGATGATGCAAACAGAAATAAAGAAAATCACAGATCGTCTTGGTATTCCATTCATCTTCAAAACATCATTTGATAAAGCAAATAGAACATCTGTTGATAGTAAGCGCGGTGTTGGTCTTGGCGATGCGGTCCTAGTCTTTGAAGAGCTTAGTAAAAAGACATCTGTCCTCACTGATGTCCACGAACCTTACCAATGCGACATTTTAAAAGATGTCGTTGATGTCTTACAAATACCAGCGTTCCTATGTCGCCAAACAGACTTGTTGGTTGAAGCTGGTGATACTGGATTGGCTATCAACGTGAAGAAAGGTCAGTTTGTTGCGCCGGAAGATATGGTGAATGTGGTGAAGAAGATTGAAAGCACAGGTAATAAGAACATTATGCTTACTGAACGTGGGACATTCTTTGGTTATGGAAATCTTGTCGTTGATTACAGAGGATTAGAGATAATGAAAGAAACTGGCTATCCAGTTTGTATGGATGCCACACACGCCGTGCAGAAACCATCTGGTCTTGGTGGTGTATCTGGTGGTGATAGAAAGTATGTGCCAGTTATGGCGAAGGCTGGATTGGTACAAGGTATTGGTGCGTTATTTGTTGAGACACACGATGACCCAGACAACGCATTCAGTGATGGTCCAAATATGATTCCATTGGATAAGCTGGAAGAATTTTTGAAGCATATGAAAGAAATAGACGAGGTAATAAAAAATGGAAGAAACTAACGAAGTTATCGACGGCGTATCTGTCAGAACGTACCTGGACGGCGGCGATATTATTGTTGAATATTCGTATGATGATAGAAATGCTCGCACTGTCATTGAGAAGAATACAAACGAAAGTATCAAGAAGTTCGATTACGATTCATTAGAGCAAATGAAAACGCTGACTATACAAATTCTAAAGGAGAATAACTAATGGAAAAGATTGAGTTACCAGGCATTACAGATAATATCTACACAGAAAAAAGTCAATCAGGTAATGAAATAGTTACAACATTTTTTACAGAAGTTGATGGCGAGACAAAGAAGTTATCAGCAACATACACAACCGCTGTGGAATCCGATTTGCGTAATATAAGTATTGATGTTGAAAAAGAATTAATGTCTGTATTAGCAGCAGAAATTCAAGCAGAATTGAATATTATAAAGGAGAATAACTAATGAAATCTGGTAAGGTATGGGGTCAAACAGAACCCCTATTACAAACTCCATTTGTGGAGTTTCACAGGATTGATATTAAGAAAGGTGGCTATTGTTCCCTTCATAAACATACATATAAGTATAACGCTTTTTACGTGGTTGAAGGCGAGCTAGAGATTGAGGTTCACAAGAATGATTATGACCTTGTTGATACGACATTATTGAAAGCGGGTGATATGACTGTCTGTAAACCTGGTGAATATCATAAGTTCCACGCTCTAACAGATGTTGTATGTTTTGAGTTATATTATCCTGAACCGCTGAGTGAGGATATTCAACGAAAGAATGTTGGCGGAACCTAAATTATTTACATAGACTTTGGTGCCGTTTGATATTATTTGCACCTATTTCTCTTTCGCATATATCACAAGTAACTTTCTTATATGTGATACCTTTGTTCCAAGGAGTATGAAGATTTTGTATGACGTTTGTTGTGTCTGGGTAGGAGACAAGTATTCAAGAGAGTATGTTATCAATCTTTACAACGGCGTGAAGAAACATACAACCCTACCCTTTCGATTCAATGTTATCACAGACAAACCAGAGATAGCAAACGCAATCCCTTGTAGAACTATACCTATTCCTAAATGGCAAATCGATGGGGTAAATCTGCTGGATCATCGTAAGGCGTGGTGGTATAAAATGGCGATGTTCCGGCCAAACAACGGCTTCGACAAGTATGTTATGTATTTTGATTTGGATATGATAATCATAAAGAACATAGATCATTTCTATACATATCACCCAAAGCAGTTCTGTATTTTACAAGACTTTAACCGTCAATATATTCATGACTATCACGTTAGTAATAGTTCCATAATGCGATGGCAAACAAAGCGTTATTCACAATCTATCTGGGAAGCATTCACCAAAGACATTCCGTATAATGTAAATACCTTCCGTGGCGACCAAGACTTCATGACTTTTTATTTTAACACTCACAAGAAAAATAAAACTTGGTGGCCTCGTGAATGGGCAATGTCTTGGAAATGGGAACTTGAGAAAGGTGGCAAACGAAATAATGGCAATGATAGAAACTCTTATCACGAACCAGATAGGGACTTTGTTTTGCCAGATGATTGTGCTATCGTGGTATGCCACGGTGACCCAAAACCACACGAAATACATAAGAAGATTATGGCTCATTGGAATAAATAATACTGTCAGAAAGGAATAAAAAATGGCGAAATATACAATTGAATTAGACTTTTACCAAGATCAATACGGTGAGGAAAATGCCCTTGCTTCCGTGAAATTTGATGGCGAAATGCAGACAGAAAGCTTTGAGGTATCATCAGCAGACATAAACACACCGAATACATTTGAGTTCGTAACTGACAAGCCAGATGGTGTTTACACTTTGGAAGTTAGGTTTTTGAATGACTCTTATGCCGACGAAGCAGGTGATAGGAACCTGAACTGGTGCAATACACGTATCAATGGAGTTGAAATTCCGTGGGATTCTATGGATAGCGGTTCATTAACTTTTCCAAAAAGTGAAGATAGTGTATACATTGATACTTGGGAAGACTTTCAGATTCCATACGAAACATTTGCAAGAACTGATATAAGTCTACCATAGTTCCAATAACTGTCTCCGTAGATTATCTATAAGAACATCCCCGAACTCATTAAAAAAGAAATCACGATTGTGATCAATCGTTTCACTACAAAAGTCTCTCAACTCATACATAGATTTGGGAGACATTTTTATTCCCATGAAGTTCCAGTTCTCTTCCAGTGCCTTTATCAATCTATTGTCGTACTCTAAGTTATCATATTCTTCGTTGAACATAAGCGAGAACGTCTTGAAACCATAATCCCGAACATCCTGTAATGCCCCTTGATGACCCACTATAATAAACGGATGACCCGCAACTATTGCGTTGAATGTTTTTTCTGTTATTATTCCATACTTTTCGTAATACTGGCTTTCAGTGACGATGCTAAAGAAACTGGTATTGAAGTTTTTCTTTAGGGTAAGAAAGTTCATTAGATTATCATAATGCTGGTCATATTCTCTGTATGTAAACCCTCTATACTTTAGCTCAACACCCGATTGTTGGTAACTAAGATTACCGTGGCAGTTTTTCAATGCTTCGTATGTAGCACGTCTATGGTGCTTGTCAATACGGTTCATACAGAGAAAGTTGTCTTCGTAATCTTTGTGATTGAACTCTTCTCGTAATACATTTTCGGCTTGTTTATAGCTCTGCCATGTTTCATACTGATGGGGGCTGAACTCAACTACTTTGAAACTGCTTGTCTTGTTCCAATCATTACTCAACTGTCTGGGCCAAACCACCACGATAATCTGGTCCAAGTCTACACGGTCTTTGTAATAGTCATTGATACGCAGTAGTTCAGTTGGAAATATATCGTCGGGAGCCATCGTCAGTATATCTTGTAGAATGAGAACCAAGCGAAAATCTTTTTGGTGAAATCGGCAGTCATCCCAATCTGGAAACTCTATTTCCCACCCGTCTTTAGTGATTGGATATTTGAGGGCAGCATCCACGATATGACTATTGGGGAAAACTGCTCTAATCGTTTCCATAAACATAAAATATTTATTGTGAAAAAAGTGCTTGACATAATATGAAAGTATGCTATACTGTTTATACAAGTTGAGAGAAACAGGAGTTCCAAAATGGCTTATATTGATAACACCGATGTCAAAGCAATCCGCACTGAACTGAAAAAAGCTTTCCCGAAGATGAAGTTCTCTGTTCGTAAAGAGCATCACTCGTCTGTTCATATCTCCATTGTAAAGGGTCCGGCTGCTCTTGAGAGCATCTTCGAAGGTGACGAGTACGCCGCCAAGAACCGTTATTCGCAACTGAACCACTTCCACCCGCACTTCTATGGTGAGCATGAAGCACTGGTTCGCAAGATCAGCGAGATTGCTCACACTGCCCCCGCTGGCGCTGGTGGTGCCAATAACAAAGGCTACTACGATAACAGCGATGCGATGACCGACTACTTTGACACCGCATACTATGTCAATCTGGCAATCGGTAAGTGGGACAAGCCCTACGAGGCAGTCTAAAAAACCGCTTGACAATATCGTAATCCATGCTATACTGTATGTAGAGATTGAGAGAGAAAGGTTTTCCAAATGAAAGTTTTCAAGTGTAAAGACGGCAACAATCGGGTTTTCTCCAAGCGTGAGAAAGCGTTTTCGTCCTACGACCTCGCTGTGTATCTCATTTCGGACGCTCATTATGAAATGAACGACGAAGATTGTATGGCTAAAATCAAGAGCAAAGCCAAGTCCAAGACCTCGATTCTGGATACCGCTTGGGATGTTATCTTCTCGTATGGCACCGAAGTTCCGCACTACCATGTTGACGATTGCGGCTTCGATAACCTTCTCCCCGAAGTTGAAGAACTGGTCAAAAAAGTTTTCAAAGACCTGTAAAAAACGCTTGACATACCACTCAAATGTGGTATACTGTAAGAGTAAGTTGGTTGAAACAGTCAAATAGATGGAGCGATAAATGACTGCTTATGTAAATATCAAATCTGGTAAAGTTCGCGGCAAGACTATCAAGAACACGATTTTCCCTGTTGTGAAAAACTTCTCAACTGGTAAGAACGGCACCTTCATCACTGTTGATGGTTCCAAGGTTCTTGGCGGCAACGTAAAGAATGTCCGTGTTGCGGTTGACCCCGAAATGGTTTCGTGGGTTGAAGAAGCTGACTACACCAAACAGTGCATCGCCTACGGTGCCATTGAGGCAAACAACGAAGTCAAAGTTGAAATGTCCGAAGAAGAGCGGATGACCGAAATCGAAGAACGCTTCGACATTCTCCACGATATGACCAAGGCGATGATGCGCCAGAAAATCCGTGGTATGATTGTCTCTGGTCCTCCGGGCGTCGGCAAGTCTTTTGGTGTCGAGCGTGAACTCGACAAAATGAACACCTTTACCGACTTGGGTGCTAACGGTGGTGTCCGTAAGACCGAAGTGGTCAAGGGTGCTATGTCTGCCTTGGGTCTGTACTGCAAGTTGCACGAGTTTCGCAACGCTGGTGATGTGCTGGTGTTCGATGACTGCGATAGCGTCCTGATGGATGACCTGTCACTGAACCTTCTCAAAGCCGCTCTGGACAGTGGTCGTACCCGTAAAATCTACTGGAACGCCGACAGCGCCAAGCTTCGTGCCGAAGGCATTGAGAACAGCTTTGAGTTCAAAGGCTCCGTCATCTTCATCACCAACATCAACTTTGAGCATGTCCGCTCCAAGAAGCTGCAAGACCACCTGCAAGCCCTTATGTCCCGTTGCCACTATCTGGACCTGACACTGCACACGATGAAAGACAAGATGCTGCGTGTCAAGCAGATCGCTCGTAAGGGTGCCCTCTTCACTTCTTACAAGTTTAAGAAGGAAGAAGAAGCTGAAATCCTCGACTTTATGTTTAAGAATGTCGATATTTTGCGAGAAGTTAGCCTCCGGATGGCTCTGAAAATCGCTGACTGTAAAGTGGTCAACGGTGACCGTTGGAAAGTCTTCGCTAAAGCCACTTGTATGAAAAACTAAGCAAGCGTAACGCTCCATCAACTTACAAACGCTTGCGGAGAGGGGGAGAAATCCCCCTCTCTCTCTTTTAATTATGTAAATACACTGTGTATACCGTACCAGATATCCAAGTCGTAAATCTAGAGATTTCCACACGATGCCAAGCCGCCTGTCCTTTCTGTCCAAGAAACTATAACGGCTATGGTATCCGTGACGGTTTTCCGTTGATGGATATGTCACTAGACGAATACAAACATATCCTACGCCAGTTCCTTCCAAACGATGACTTGCTACTTGATTTCTGTGGAACCTACGGTGATCCTTGTATATCATCAAACTTTATGGATATCATAGAGTATACACGCTCTGTCTGTGATAATCCCATAACTATTCATACCAATGGATCAATGCATAAACCAGAATGGTGGAAAAACTTAGCCAAGTATGATATTGAGATTGAGTTCGGGCTGGACGGGCTTGGCGACACACATAAGATATACCGTCAAAACACTAGTTGGACAAAGATATTAGAGAATGCTGGTGCGTTTATAGATGCTGGTGGATATGCAGTATGGCAGTTTATTGAGTTTGCTCATAATAAACACCAGAAGGAAGCATGTAGAGAACTGGCAAAAGAACTTGGGTTCAAAGAGTTCAAGGTATTCTATGATAATCGCAATGATGGACAAGCATATACGCCAAAAGGTGAACCATACTGGATAGGTGATAATCCACCAGAAACTATGCCGCCGATTGAGCAGCACGTGGATTTAGAAAGTTTCTTACAGAAAGAATATGAGAATAATAGGCAAGTTATATTGGATGAACCAGATATGCCAGAAGAAATCGTATGCAAATCCATCAGGGATAAAGTTATGTATGTTGCGGTAAATGGTGATGCTTGGCCCTGTTGTTGGCTTGGCGGGTCTTTCCCTATGACCTACGATACATCATACGGATATCAACTAAAAGCATTGAACCTTGACATAAACATTCTACAACGCCCATTACAAGATGTTATGGATGAATGGTCCAAGATATCTAACACATGGACAGACAAACCATTAGGTACTTGCATAGAACAATGCGGTAAATGTGATGGTGTCGGTGGAATGGAGACATTTGGCAAAAATGAAAATCTTGACTAACGGTTGTTCCTTCACACAAGGCATATACGATAACCATGATGAAAAAGATACTTGGCCTTATCTGCTTGGACACGATGTAGTAAATCTTGCCGAAGGTGGTGGTTCTAATCACCGCATCTTTCGCACAACTATGGAATACCTTTTAGACAACACTGTTGATCTGGTTATTATAGGATGGACGGGACCAGAACGAATAGAGTTGCCATATTACAAGAATGATTGGCTACGAGTATCGCATAGTTTCGTTCTACCAGAAAACGACGATTACCAGAATGATAAGTTTGACCAGAATGAATACTGGTATAGACACTGCCATAACGATATAAAGAGCATAGAACAAACAGTATTCTATATCCGTGTGCTACAACAGTTACCAGTTAGAATGATTATGTTTAATGCCCTCCAATGTGATTTCCTATGGCAGATAGAACAAGAACACAGTATGGCTAAACAGTTCGGGATGGATCATCTAAAAGAACAAGTGGATAAAATAGATAAGACAGATTGGATACTATGGGGATCAAGTATGGAGCAACACTTACGAGGTTATCCCAAGGCAGACGATTATGGACACCCTGACAAAACAGGACAACAACAGTGGGCAAGTATTATATTGCAAAATCTGTAGGCTTTTAGTATAATAATAGAATGCCGAAAGCAACGATCAAAGTGTTTGATGAATGTAACTGTAAGATTGAAGGGTTAGATTCATCAACTAGAAAAATGTTAGTGAATAGATTCAAGTATGAAGTGCCTGGTGCTAGATTCATGCCAGCGGTTCGTCTTGGTAGATGGGATGGTAAGGTATCATTCTTTCAGATGGGCGGCAAGACCTATATCAACCTTCTCCCTGATATTATCCCAATCTTGGAGAAGGAAGGATATACACTTGACTTAGAAGATAACCGTACATATTCACACGATATCAAACTTATTCCAGTGGATGAATATTCCTATGAGGATTTCATTTGGCCCGAAGGACACCCGGTAGCTGGACAACCCGTAAAACTCCGTGACTATCAAGTAGAGGTTATCAACGGTTTCCTACAGGACCAGCAGAGCATCCAAGAGGTTGCTACTGGTGCTGGTAAGACAATCATTACAGCCGTTCTATCCCATCGTTGTGAAGAATACGGTAGAACCCTCGTCGTTGTCCCTAATAAATCTCTTGTAACACAAACAGAAGAAGATTATATCAATATGGGGTTGGATGTCGGTGTGTTCTATGGTGACCGCAAGGAATACGATAAGACACATACTATCTGTACGTGGCAGTCTCTTGGTAGTATGATGAAGAAGACCCGTGCCAAAGAGCTAGGGTTTACCATTGACGAGTTTGCATCAGATGTTGTTGCAGTGATCGTTGACGAAGCACATGGTGCCAAGGCAGACCTACTAAAAGAACTATTGACGGGACCATTAGCTCACGTTCCCGTGAGGTGGGGGTTGACGGGCACTATCCCCAAAGAGGAAATGGACAGGCAGAGCCTACTTATTGGTATTGGCCCGGTTACGAATGATGTTTCATCCAAGGTTTTACAGGACAAAGGTGTTCTGGCTAACTGTCATGTAAACATCGTGCAGATGATTGATATCAAAGAATACCAGAACTACCAGAGCGAACTGAAATATCTTCTTGCTGACGAAGACCGTCAAGACTATATGGCGAGGCTAATCAACCAGATTTCGGACAGTGGCAATACATTAGTTTTGATTGATCGTGTCAAAGCTGGTAAGGAACTGACTGCCAAGATTGGACCTGATGCGGTATTCGTTAGCGGTAATATGAAGAACGATAAGAGAAAGGAACATTACGATGAAATTAAAACAGAGGATGGAAAGGTTATTGTTGCCACCTATGGCGTTGCTGCTGTGGGTATCAATATCCCTCGTATCTTTAATTTGGTTCTTATTGAACCTGGTAAATCCTTTGTCCGTGTGGTCCAGAGTATCGGGCGTGGTGTACGTAAGGCGGAAGATAAGGACTTCGTGCAAGTGTGGGACATCACCTCAACAGCGAAGTTTGCGAAGCGGCATCTTACCCAGCGCAAGAAGTTTTACAAAGAGAAAAGCTTTCCGTTTACAATAGAAAAGGTTGACTGGAAATGACGAAAAGAATACAATACTTACCGCCAGGTTCTCCTAGTAACGAGTTAGTTGCACATTACAATGATGTCTGCGATGCTATCAACGAGCTATACGAAGACTATTATGCGGAGAAAAAAATGAGAGAAAAATACCCAGCCCTACAAAAAGCGTGGGAACATTATCAGTTCACAAAGAACCTAGTATCGGAACCAGACTAATGAGAATACTAACAGCAGAAAACCAAACATTTGAGCTTGACGAACTACCAGAAGAAATAGATGACATGCGTTTTGCAGTCCTTGATAACAGTGACCCGACAGACCCTGATTATTTCTTCATTCCACTAATCTTTCTGGAAAGCTTCAATGCCCCAGCATTGGTTATGAAAGTAGGCAATAGACATATTAGGATGCCTGTTGATTGGCAAATCCTAATCGGCGAACCTGATTTTGGTGACCTTGAGGTTGTTCCGTTGACAAGTGTAAATGACCGTGGGTTCAAAGCATTCACGTTCAATCCCATTGGGAACAAAACGCCTGAGTACCATCCAATAGAACTTGCTGACGTATATACAGAGGTTCGTTGGTTTTTCCCTAAACTGAAACCCGGTCAACTACTGGCTATCCCGCTAGAAGACGGCGATAGTCCAGATTGTGTTTTCTTTGTGAAGGATATTACGAGACAATGCGAAGTTGTTGATATCAGCAAAGTCTGGTAATGGATGTAATAGGTGACGTATTGGGAGCGCCAGTGGAACAGATAGTCAAAGAAGAACCGAGGCTGTACCGTGTTGATGCACGAACAAAAGTATCTAGTGAAGTCATTGAGTTTCTAAAAAATCAAACCAAAATGTACCCTGATAGAGTAGATATTCAGCAAGAGATATTACTTGAAATGGTCCCTTCATATGTGATACAATTTAAAACAGTCACCGATGCGTTTGCGTTTGACCTAACCTTTGGACACTGTATAAAACAGGTATATGATAACTATGGCTAAACTCGCACTATCAAGAGTTCTAAACGCTCTTGACCGTAAAGACAGAAACTTCTATAAGAACCTTCCTGATAACGAAAAGAAGGAAATCCAGCCGTATGTTCTTATGCGTTATCTAAGCACATCCAAGGGACCACAGGAGCTACGTGAATGGTATCTCCGTGCTACTAATGAGTATGTAAATAAAGGTTATTGGAATATTCCTTCTACAAAGCATCAGGAACTTCTATGGCTACTTCTAACCACGGTCAGTCCTAATATGGGTAATCAATACCACGAATGGATTCCGATGAAGAAGGGAAAGAAGAACAAGAAACTGGAAGTATTAGAAGAACTGTTCCCAGAAGCTGGCGATATGGAACTAGAGACTTTGGATATGGTCTACGATACAAAAGCTGTAAAACAAATGCTAAGAGATAGGGGATACGATGACAAGCACATCAAATCCGTCCTTTAAATGTGAGTTTTGCGGTAAGTCGTTCCGTAGAGAAAAGTCACTTATGGCTCACGCTTGTGAGCAGAAGCGCAGACATCAACAAGAGAAAGAGATTGGTGTCCAGTTTGGCTATCGTGCTTACAAACGATTCTATGAAATGACACAAAACAAGAAAGTGCCACCATCATATGATGAGTTTTGTAAGTCTCAGTATTATTTGGCGTTTGTGAAGTTTGGGCGTCATATCAAAATGATAAGGGCGCTGAAACCAGAACGTTTTATTGATTGGGTTATCAAGGAAAACAAAAAACTGGACAAGTGGTGTACCGATAAGGTTTACGAGGACTACTTACACGATACGATACGAAAAGAGAACCCTAACGATACATTGCAGCGAGCGTTCACGGAAATGATTGATTGGGGAGACAAGGAAGGTGCGGAGTGGAACCATTACTTCAAATATGCAGCACCTAACAGAGTTGTCCAGTCTATCATCAGGGGTTCTATATCACCGTGGGTTCTTTATAACTGTGATAGTGGTTTGGAGTTCTTGGGAAAACTAAATGAAGAACAGTTGGGTTTTATCTTTGAGTACATTGACCCTGATTACTGGACTTCACGTTTCGGTAACTATGTAGCCGATGCAGAATACATAAAAGACACACTGAAAGAGGCTGGATTATGAAATACGATTTACCTGATGTAGACATAGATTGTGCCGACAGGGATAAAGTGTTGGCAGTGCTAGATGGTTATACTAATGCTACCATCGTCAAGAATGATGAGCATACCAAGCATAACACTGGTATCTATGTATGTGATATTCCTACTGACCCCCGAACCAATAACTGTACCTTTGACTATAAGGAAGCAGAAGACCGTGGTTTTGTAAAACTGGATATTCTAAATGTTCATGTTTATGAACTGGTGCGTGATGAGGAACACCTAAACGAACTGATAAGTAAAGAACCTAACTGGGAACGGCTATGGACTGACCGTGAGTTTTGTGAAAAGATTATTCATATCAACAACTACTATGACTTATTGGGTAAGATGAAACCAGATAGTATTCCACGAATGGCGATGTTCATTTCCATTATCCGTCCAGGTAAGAAACATCTTATCGGCAAACCATGGAAAGAGATTGCGGAGACTGTCTGGGAACGCCCAGATGAAGGTTACTTCTTCAAGATGTCACATTCCATATCTTATTCACACCTCGTAGCAATCCATATGAACATCATTGAAGAAAAGGAGCATCAAGTATTATGAGTGTTGAGCAGTTGGTAGAGGAACTGCAAGAAAATGACCAAGCATAACTATGAGATTGTATGGTTGCCCATCGGTGATGATGAATATATAGAGAAGTGTACTAAATGCGATACTCTTAGAACTTATGATGGTGCGTTTGGATTGAGGGAAATACCTAGCTCTTCGGTTTCACCCTGCGAACCAGTTGTATGTTCGTTCTCTTTATCCTTTTGGCTGAAATCTCTGCTAGGCTTACATAAGGACCGCTAACGATATCACAGTCTTTACTGTTTAATGTTGTAAGACAATGCTTTACTGGTTCCCAGTTTTCTTTGAGGAAGATATTGATGGGAATCATTCTATTACTTTCCCACCACCAAGTATCCCCTAGTTCTAGGAACAAGCGTTTTTCCTCCAAGCTTTTCAACTTAGAATAATCATATAGGCTGGTAATCATTTTATCCTTATTTTGGATAATACCAACGTATTCCCCGCCCCCATATGTCAAATGAGATATAAAAGGGTATCGCTCTGCGATTTTAGCAAAAAGGTCTTCATCTTCCATCTTGGTATTTATAAGTTGGGAATGAGGGGATAAATAATAACATGATCAAACAGGACGTATTTTTATATAAGCAGACAATGAAAGTCAACTTGACCGAGAGCGTCCTCGTGCCAGGGAGAGATGAAATGTTTTATGCTAGACCAATGCAACTTTATAGAGGCGTTGATAATACGGTACATTTTCAGTTCCGTAATAATGACCAGAAGAAAGTGGCAATCCACCAAAAAACAATCACTTTTAACATTATTGATAACGCTGACCACACAACCCACCTAACCAGAACAATGACGATTGAGGATGGCAATAATGGTATTGCTAAACTGGTTATTTCAGAAGCAGATTTACTAGATATCAAGGAACAGTATTACACTTGGAGCGTAAAGGTTGTGAATGGTGAAGGTGATGAATATGTAGCCTACACTGATGATAACTTTGGTGCGAGAGGCGAGCTACAAGTCAAGCATGGTGTATACCCAGAGTTTATGGAAAGCGTAAGTGTTGGTTTCCGTGGTGGTAATACCACAGCCGCTATTGATGCGAAACCACGCCTAAACAATAACGCAGCACTTCATACCGCACAGTTTTATTTTGACCAAGCATATACAGGCACCATCACCGTTCAAGGCACGATGGACAATGTTGCTAACCAAGTATCCGCTAACTGGTTTGATATCAAGACAGTCACTTATACAGCCGACAGTAGCCCACAATATACCACTTGGAATGGTGTGTTTAGTGCTGTTAGGTTTGTAAAAGCCGACACAACAGGAACAGTGAGTTCAGTACTGTATAGACACTAATGAGAGCAACAGAGTTCATCGCCGAATATCGCAACACAGATGACCCCGCTCTCCGAAAATGGTTTGCTGGTTCAAAGGTTGTGGATAAAGATAGAAAGCCGTTGATTGTATATCACGGCACATTGTTCAACGATGAAATCAAGTCGTTCCACGATTTATCACATTTTGGAACACAAGGTGCTGCTAATGCTCGTATTGAAGACTTACTAAATCTTCACCCGTCAGCACGTGGATATAATCAACCATCTCCTGGCGAAGAAAAACCGCACATTTATCCCGTATATCTAAAAATCGTCAATCCAATACAACTACCAGATTTGGCCGAATGGCATTGGAGTGATATGTGGATGGAACTTATAAAGACACACGAAGATGAGATTGGTAAACTCCTAAAAGATGACTATGGCGATGAATACGAAAGCACTTGGGATATGCTTGATGCTCTACAAACGTATGATGAAAACCCATGGGAGTTTTTGAAGTCGTTGGGGCACGATGGTGTTTACTATGTGAATGCCCACGAAGATAAAGGCAAGATAAGTTGGATTCCATTTAGCGGCAAACAAGTGATGAGTGCGTTTGGATGAGATTTGTAGGCTTCGGCTGTTCTTGGATGTACGGTTCAGAACTGGAACATTCAGTTGATCCATCGTTATCATGGCACGAAAAGATAAAATATCAACACCAGAACTGTTTCCTTGGGTTATTGGGCGACAACGAAAATCTTTCTGACCCTGGTGGTTCTCTGAAATCTATGTTCTATAAGTTTATGAATCATCAGGCAACAGCCGATACGGATGAAGTTTTTTATATCTTTGCCTTTACCACACCATCCCGTGAAAGTTGGTATGATAGCGACAAAAAAGAATGGAAGCATAGTTCTTGGATAAGCGACACAACATTGTTTGAAAACTCTTATAAAGACTATGTAACCCATACATGGTCGCCAGAATACGAAAAGATACAATATACCGCAATGGTATCTGCTATGCTGAATACAGCAAGAGCCAAAGGTTTTAGATATATAGGGTTCAACGCTTTGAAGTCACCATATATCGTAAAAGACCCTAATATGTTTTGGGCTGGAACGAGTATGGAAGAACATATGAAACCAGAACAACTATGTGACGGTGGGCACCCGAATGAAGATGGGCATAAATGGATTGCGGGTAGGATCAAGGAATTTATAGACACAGCCTATCCAGGTTTGCTATAATAACTCTATGAATATCATCCAGCAGACCGTCCACGATGCGTGGGTTTTTGGTCGTAGAACGAAAAAAGCATCCAAAGGATGGCTTACAGGTAATGCTGTGTGCTGTATTCATAATGGTGAGACACAAGATACTCGTGGTCGCGGTGGTATCATCATGGAAAACGACACGATATCTTATCATTGTTTTAATTGCGGTTTCAAAACTGGCTGGAAACCTGGTTGGCATCTATCATATAAGATGCGTAAGCTTATGGGATGGATGGGTGTTGACGAGAGTACAGTCAAACGGATGGTATTTGAGAGTATGCGTGTCCGTGATGAAATCGGTATCGTTGAGGAAACAGAAGAGTTCAAACCAAAGCTTGATTTCAAGGTGCATGACCTACCCGACAAAGCCAAGCGGATAGGCGATACACTACTATGGTACGCAGTCGGTGATGAGAACCTTGAGAACGTCGATGAGAACCTAACGGAAGTTATTGAGTATGCCCATGACCGTGGTCTTAGTCCCGCACAGATAGAAGATATGTACTGGACACCAGACCCAATAAACAAGTTAAAAAAGATGAATAGACGCTTGATTATACCGATGACTTGGGAAAACCAGATTGTCGGGTATACGGCTAGGTCTATTGAGAATAACAAAGTAAAGTATCTCAATGAGTACGACAGTGATTATGTATATAACATTGACAGACAGTTACCAGATGCTAAGTTTGCTATACTTGTAGAGGGACCGCTAGATGCACAATCCATAGGCGGCGTTGGTATACTGGGGAGCGAGATATCAGAAGTCAAAGCTGATATCATTGATAGATTGGGCAGAGAGATTATCCTAGTGCCTGACCGTGATAGCAAAGGTCAGAAACTGGTTGACTTGGCGCTTGAGTATGGATGGAGTGTATCGTTTCCAGATTGGGAAGCTCACGATGTGAACGATGCAGTACAACTATATGGTAAAGTATACACACTCAAAAAAATTCTAGAGTGTAAATACGACACACGGTTAAAGATTGAATTGATGAGGAAAAAATACGTATGAACTATTCACCAGACTTACAAAAGCTATTTCTAGAAATGATGGTTGAGAACCCTGAGAGCTTTGTGCGAGTACAGGATATCTACAACGTAGCTAACTTTGATAAGTCTTTGAAAAAACCCGCAACTTTTATTTCCGATCATGTCAAAGACCATTCTATAATGCCGACACGACAGCAAATCAAAGCTGCAACCGGTGTAGAACTGCAAGAAGTCCCTGATGTTGGGGAAGACCATTATGATTGGTTCTATAAAGAGTTTGAAGGTTTCACCAAACAACAAGAGCTAAATCGTGCTATTCTACTGGCGGCAGACCTTATTGAAAAACAAGAATATGACCCAGTTGAGAAGATTATCAAAGATGCTGTACAAATCAGTCTAACCAAAGACTTGGGTACTGACTACTTTGAAGACCCACGCTCACGACTTCTTTCATTGAAGGATAGCAACGGTCAAGTAAGTACTGGCTGGCCTACACTGGATAAGAGGTTGTTCGGTGGTTTCAATCGTGGTGAGTTGAACATCTTTGCTGGTGGTTCTGGTTCTGGTAAGTCATTGTTTATGCAAAACCTAGCTGTAAACTGGGTAACAAAAGGTCTAAATGGTGTTTACCTAACATTAGAACTGTCAGAAGAACTATGCTCTATGCGTCTTGATAGTATGGTGGCTAACCATAGCTCAAAGGAGATATTCAAGAAGCTTGACGATGTTGAGATGAAAGTCAAGATGGTTGGGAAGAAGTCCGGGCATATGCGTATCAAGTATATGCCAGCGCAGAGTAATGTCAACCATATTAGAGCATATCTAAAAGAGCTACAGGTAAAGACAGGGAAGAAAGTAGACTTCCTGTGCGTCGATTACTTAGACCTATTGATGCCAGTTGGTGTGAAGGTAAACCCAAGTGACCAGTTTATCAAAGACAAATATGTATCGGAAGAACTACGTAACCTAGCTAAAGAGCTTGATGTACTTTTCGTCACAGCATCACAGCTAAACCGTTCAGCAGTTGAAGAGATTGAGTTTGACCATTCACATATCTCTGGTGGTATTTCTAAAATCAATACAGCAGATAATCTTATTGGTATCTTCACGAGCCGTACTCACCGTGAGCGTGGTATCTATCAAATCCAGTTGATGAAAACACGTAGTAGTTCAGGCGTAGGACAAAAGATCGATCTAGGGTTTGATATAGATACTCTAAGGATTACGGATATAGGAGAGGATGCCCAGGATCATGGTAGTGAACCACCTTCTGACATTATGAAGAAGATAAAAGATAGGCAGACTAGCGAAGATGATGCGGAACAGGGAGAACCTATACACGTGAAAGCGGATATTCAGTCAGCAAAACTGAAAGATATGCTGAGTAGGCTGAGTAACTAAGCACGTTTTATATACTTGATCGTGTTGCTTCTACGGTACTGATCTTCTAAGAGGTCAATATCCAACACTTTACCTATGCATATTGTATCTGTATAATCACTGTGATCATATGAGTTTAGGTTCCAGTGTTTCATCCATTCGCTTTCGTACTCTTTCCACCATTCTAGCATTTCTGGGTTATCGGAGTTTTGCACGTATCCGTCTTCTAGCAACACATTCGTATTTACGAAGATGTCGGTGAACGGTTTGATGAGTTCATTGACCCTAGATTGGAGGTTTGGTTCATTGTTTCTGAAGTATGAGCTAGGCGTTTTTCCCAACTCTGTCCATGTTATAAGTATACTTCCTCTTCTGTGGTTTAATTTTTGTAGCTTTCTGTCTTCTGCGGTTATTTTTCTTGATAACAACCCAGTTTTCGAGAAATAATCAATGATTATGCGCTTGAGCGGTTTATTTCTTGTTTTTAGTAAACCCTCTATCTTATGGATACACATATGTATAATTTGAAGGTCTGTGTCTTTACAGTACTTTACACAATTCACTTCATAAATCTGGTGAGCGTAGTTACACCATTCCTGGTTGATATTTCTTTCTATATCAATACCAAGAGAAAACTTATCTGAATACTTCTTCACCTCCGAGACGTAAAAAGATATATCTTCGGTAGAATAAGGGTTGTACATTGGATGTTGTAATGCTTCAAGATGCTGAAAATGCTTGGACTGTTTATACCACCAGTTTGCGGTATAGTTGTCGTATATTTCGCATGGAATAGTCATACCATCTTGAAGAACAAGATTGACTGTTTTCATACGGTATTTATTTGTTGAAAGTCATTCCGCCAAACATTCTTACAGAGTTATAGCACACGGATATTTTCCAAGGTGCGGCTGGTGGTTCTGCTGCTTCCATACCTTTTTTAAATATATCATCACAAACCTTGCGTGATACTTGCCAATCTGCTACATCTACTCTACGTAGTGTTTGATATAAAAGATCGTGGATAACTGCTGCTCTTGCGATATCCCACGGCGAAATAACAACCCAAGCCCCTCTTGGAATACTTGCTAAATCGGTAATGAAGCCTTCATTACAAGTGAGTGTGATGGTTCTTACACCTTTGACTTTTCTGCTACGAAGGTTCTTGGTTTTAGTAAGACCCATTTCTTTTAGGATTTCATATTCTTCATCAGTGCCTTCCCAAGTGAAAGATAGTGCTTCACTTAGTTCCCAGCGATATTTTACCTTTTTTTCGTATGGTCCGGGACCGAGAAAGTTTGCTTTTAGAAGACCGTTAAAGCCCATGATTGTTCTCCAATTCTTTTATGTATTTATTTTACAAGGGCTAAATATAGTATGATGAAACGCAAAACCCGTAGCATTCTAGAAGAACTAGACAGTATAGTAATAGAGCGTGATAGAGTTCACGTTCTAGAGAATCGTGGTAATAATATTATCGATTCTGCTATGAATCTTATATCAATGATTCACGAGAGTTATGATCAAGAGACAGCAGCAGATTTGGAAAAACGACTTATCAACGCTATCCGTACTAAAGACCCTAGAAAGTTTATCAGGGGTGTGAAGAAGTTGAGGGACTACTAATGGCTGATATTAAGAAACTTATGGACACAATCACCGAAATAGAACGCAGCACAGAACTAGATGATTTTGCTGCTGGGAAGACGGATGATTTTAAGAAAAAATGGGCAAGAGCAAATGCTGAAATGAGAAAGCTTATTGGTCTATATATACAGTACAAGCATAATATGAATCTGGCTGATATTAATGACGAGATTTATGCCTTGGATTCTATTATAGCTAAAATTAACGATAAGATGTACGGGTAAAATAACTAATGACTGAATACACTTTTTGGAAAGACGATATTTTTGAGAATGAAGAAGACAAATGGCTTGAAGAGAGACAGTGGATTAGTATTCCTGTTTCTGAGAGTTCTGAGAAGTATTCCTTTCTAAAAGGCGAACTACAGGAAGCCCGTTATATTCGTATTCCACGCAACGCCGCTGGACATACGATGGCGGATATCGGTGAAACCTTTTTTGAGCATATGATTATGCTACAGCAACTACGCCACGAAAACCCAGAAGCCGCTGCAAAATACGCCAAAGACACACTAAAGTTCTATGACTTTAGTAATGTCCGTTCTGGTGCTACCGACCTACATAACCTTGCTTCTATCATTATGAATCCAAGCAAGTTTAAGGATGAGGTTGGCGCTGATAGCGGTATTCGTATTCCAGAACTACAGTTTAAGCGTTGGTTACGAGATATCAAGGCGGGTAATATGAATACATCTGTTGATAGGCAGTTTCTATATAAGCTAGAGAAAGAACTTGGTATCAAAAACAGTATTCTTCGTAATATGAGAAGAATCGTTCAGGACTATTCTATGGCTTCCCCCAATGAACGCAAAATGATATCAACAAGACTAATGCTACATTTCCGTCAGGATCGTCGTTTTATGAGTGATATCTTCAAGCCTTGGGCAAGTACCACAAAAGGTATGGTTCCTAATCCTGAAGATATGGAAAAAGCACAGGATAAGGGTTTCAAAGTACCATTATGGGCGAAGGCTGCTGGGGCATTTGCCGCTGGATATTGGTTAGGTACTAAAATATAGAGTTATTATAGGTATTTTTTCAACGAAAATGATAAATAAAAGTAAGGAAGTAGTTTATCTACGACCATTACATTTTAGATAAAGGAATAGTAAAATGGCAACAGTAACAAGAACAAATGGTAGTGCATTTGGTGTACCACACGTTGACCGTGCCACAGCAGGTAGCGGTGCAATCACAGCAGACGAAGCAGTAATCCTAGACGGACCACAGCTTGACTTCTTCTCAATCGTCGTTCAGACACCATCTGACGACAACGTTGACCTACGCAACGAACTAGATGCTGGCGAAGCAGTTGAAGGAATTCTAACAGAAATCCAAACTCGCGGCACAATCGCTATGTATCAAGTTGAAGGTGATAACACAGGTCACATTTCCGTAGCTGTTTACCCAGCAGGCGTTTGGACAGCAGCAACACTACAAACTGCACTTCGTGCAATCTCACCAAACTCACTAGAAATTGGTGGCACAGACGTAACAGACTCAGGCTTCGAACTAGTCTAAGGTTAGTTACTAACTGATTTGGGAAAGCCCGGCTTTTAGTCGGGCTTTTTCTTTGCCTATAAATATCCCTATGAATAACCTTGAGTGTTTGTATAGGGAACATCCTAACATAAAACCTACCCCCTTACATAAACTATCTCCGACAACATATCATATGGATGGTCGATGGGAATGGCGGGACTTACCTAGTCTTCAAAAAGATGGATTGATATACCCAATACTTTACCGTAAAGTCACACCAGAATGGTGGAATAAAACATTTACAAACGCTTTTAAACACCTAGAATGCTGGGACAAAATAAAAGACCCAAAGATAAACGAAGATGGTATGATATGGTCTATTTCTCTTGGGAACAATCGTATTATATGTGCGGAACATCTTGGGTATGACCATATTGACGCTATATTCTTTGATAATCTACCAAAACTAGTCAAGTACACCCATTTCATAAAAGAACAGAATCCCTACAAGGCATAAATACCATATGCGACTATTTGATTTATTTGAGACACGCACCGACGAATCCCTAAAGGACTTCAGCTATGATATGGTAAAAACTGTCATGGATATGTTTGATATTGGGCAAGAGTTGGCTATTGAGGTAGTTGATAGAGTTCAGGATTATGATGCCGCCGCATTGGCTCAAACATTAGAGCGTGGTGACCGTAGAGGTTTCGCACAACTGTATACCGATGCTAAAGCATCACTTGACGAAGGTATGGCGTGGGGAAGAAGCGGTAATAAGGTCGTAAAGAAGTTTCGTTGTACAGGTGGTCCAAGAAACGGTAGAGTAGTATCCAAGCCAGCACAATGTTTTGCTCCACCCGACATCAAAAAGCGTATGACTCTAAAGCGCACAAAAGCGAAAATGGGCAAGAAAATGGCTCGTAAGCGTAAAAAGACAATGCGTACAAATGCGGCATCAAAGCGTGTCCAAGCAATGAATAAAAGGTAAAAAAATGAAAATCAACCAGATTATCACCGAAAAATCAAGTAGTAAGAAACAGGCTAAGACAATGACAGCAGCTTGTAAATCTGCAAAGTTCCGCAAGAAGGTAGATATTCCTAAGAAAGTTGCTTGTGATTATCACGAGAAAGATAAAGGAACGTTTCATGAATCAATGGGACCAGACAGAAGCCAAACATCAAAGTTATTTTATAGTCGTGTCATAAACCATTTGAAATATTGGATTGATGCTGTTCGCCACGAATATATTCTTCATTGGCCTAAACTAGAAAGTTATATGCATGATTTGCTTACCGATAACGAATATTGGACTTGGAAAAACAACTTCAATGGGCGATTCCCGACAAGACTAAAAGTTCAACTTGACCTGTTGGGAAATATTACGAAGAATTATTATGATAGTATTAGAAATATCCCCGGTAAGGTTCCAAGTAGAGAACAAAAAAATGCCGCATATCAGCAATTCAAAGAAGATTATACTGAAGCTATGATCAAATTTGCCGAACATATGCAAAAGTATTATAACGCTGAAATCAAGCCGTATATTGGCGGTGTGACTGAAGACATCAATGATATAGAATTCCAACAACAGAATAACATTGTTATGAAAACAAAAGACGGCCAGGATGTGAATACCAATATGGATGATCCAGCAACACCAACTCTTGTTCGTAACAAACAAACCAAGAAGCTTGAAGTAAAACCGGCTGGCGAAAATCTAAACAAAGCTGAATACGATGCCGTTGATGATACTGACCCAAATAAAGCTAAGAAAGTTCAGCAAGAACTAGAAAAACAGAAAAAAGAACAGGAGCGTGAAGCCCGTAAAGCACAACTACAGGCACAACGTCAGCAAACAACCACAGGCACAGGAGCAACCGGAGCCTAAAATGAAACTGGCAGAAATTTTAAACAGCGTCCCAACTTTCATAACTAATGATGAGGCATCTCTTGCTAACCGTATCAAACACGAGGGGAAAGTCAACAAGAAAGACTTGACCGAGCAAGATTTGGTTATTGCTGATACGTTAGTTAATAAGAATGTGTTGAAGAGACGGAGAAATGGAAAGGAAGTCTATTTTGTCAGAAACGATGATAAACAAGATAATCAACCGATTACTGATTGAAGCCAAGGATAAACTTCTTATTGCTGATTTGGGCAACAAAATCAAAGTTGGTCCATATGATATCATTCAACACGGTAATGTGTTTAGAATAATGCGTGAAGATGTTGATATTGATGAGTTCAACAGTAAGAAAGCAGTAATAGCATATGCTATATCACTATTCAACCGATTACCAACTAAAACAATCAAAGACCAAGATATGAAGATTGGTAAGTATCGTGACGATATCCGTTTCTATCGTCGTTCTTTGCTTATCGCACAGAAGAAACATGATTATACCAGAGAAGAAGTTATGATGTGTCGTATTGATGCTGCTTTCCGTGACCTAAATATTACTAAACATAGACTTTTAGAAGAAATAAAAAATATCAAAATAGCATAAATAGTATAAACGAGGACTCTTAAATGAAACTTACAAACTTTAACGAAACGCTATCAAGCAGCAAACTAAACAACGCCCTAAAGGATAAGTTTGGTTACCGTCTAAACCTTGACGAACTACCACTTGACCGTGCCCAGAAAATGCTTATTTCTGTAAATCACACATTGAAAGAAGCAGTATCCAAGGCTGGTGAAAAGGCTCGTTCTTCCAAGGTATATGCTGAAAAGAAACTTATCGCTGAAACATTAGAAAAGTTCGTAGCAGAGAAAACTAAAATCATTGCTATGGAAAAACGCCGTGCAATCCTGAAGCGTAAGCTAAACGAAGCAGAGCAACAGGAAGCAGAAGTTGTTCTAGCAGCAAAAGATATGGTTGACCGTATGCAGAAAATGGTTGAAGACCTTGGCGAAATGCAGAACGAACAGATTCTACCATTGGTTGATCAAATCCGTCAAACACTCGGCGACGAAACAGCAACATCATTTGAAAGTGCAATGACCGCAGCAGTTACATCTGCTATGGACGCAGTTCGCCAAGCTCGCACAGATGCAGACGGCGCAGCACGTATCCTATCTGGCGGTGAAGCACCAGACAATATGATGGGTGGTGAAACTGATGAACTAGATGCTGGCGGTGAAGAACCGATGGCTGATATTCCAGCAGATGCCGAAGAACCAGCAGCAGAGCCAGAAACGGATGCCGCACCAGAAGATGATGGTGAGGTTGACATGGGGCGTGAAAAGCGTGATGAAGTTGAACTAGACCTATCTGGTCTATAAGAGGCGTCTTCTATGAGATTAGTTGAGTTCAATAATTCTATCCCAACTCTAGTCGGGTTAGTATCACATCTGAAAAGAAAGGCTGAAGGCAAAGAGTCCGCTAGAGTCCGTACAAAATCTTTTCTGAAGATGCTACATAACCTTGGCGTGAGCATGGATGTGAATGCTCTCAACAATCTTTTAGGTGGTGGCGCTGTATCTAATCTAATATCAAGCGCAGATGATGAGTGGGTAGAACTCAACATGACAGGTGATGCACCTTTAGATGATGAACCTTTGGACCTTGGTATGGATGATACGGGAGGTGAAGAAGACATGGACCTTGACCTCGGTGGTGACGAAGATATGGGAATGGGTGCCGAAGAACCCGCTGGTGCTACAACCGATGAGTTTGAGCAACCAGAAATGGGTGGTGCCCCAGCCGCACAATCACCACAACAAAAAGTACAGAATATGGCGAAGTCAGCTTTGTCTAGGAGACAATAATGAGTGATTTAGAACGTATACTAAAACTAGCAGGAATGAACGGTCTATACGAAACCGATGTGGAACAAGCACAAGTCCGTGAAATTGATAGTATTCAAGAATCAAAAGGTAAATCCTATACTCCTGTTATGATAGCAGACAATGTTCGTGCGAGAGCAGATCATTGGAGTGAATCCTTTGGTGAGAAAGAACTATGGTGGGAGCTAGAAATTAATATTGATGGACAATGGCAAAGTGTTCAGGGTGGTCCTTCTGATTCTGACCTTTGGCGCAAAATGGGCGTTGCCAAGGAAATCAAGGCACAGGAGCGGTAATGAGCAAATCAAGCACCACAACAAAAAGTACAGAATATGGCGAAGTCAGCTTTGTCTAGGAGACAATAATGAGTGATTTAGATAGAATACTGAAACTGGCTGGAATGAACGGTCTATACGAATCAGCACTAAACAGCTTCCTAGAAGTATCTATGGGGGATGACGAATAATGGCTAACTTTCCAACAGCAGCACAGGCAAGAGAACGAGGACAAGGCAACCGTATCATTACGGAAGAGATTATGCTATTGGAACTTGCTATCCTTGACGCAGTTTCTAGTGGTGCTTTGGAAGTTGAGTTTGGTGATTCACTTAGTGACTCCACACAATCCACAATATTGGTAAATGGAACAACAGTCACGGCATCCCCAATGACCGACGATGCTACATATTACAATGTATGGAAAGAAACTTCTACAGACGCCGCAAAGACCGAACAGATGAAAGAAGTTATTGACCATTTCCAAGCAAAGGGATATACAATCTCCCGTAGGTCTTCTAATAACACCACACTTTATTGGTTAATCTCTTGGTGATTCTTTCATCAATATCAATACTATAAAGTAACTCTCTATTGTGACGAAGGACATCTTTCATTTCGTCTAGTATTATTTTCCAATCATCAAGTGAATAACCTTGTAGTTTTGATATGACATCACCAATCATCGTCAAACGTTTGCCATCACTAGCAACATCATCGTAACTTTCATCCCACCATTCACTAAATGTGATATAACCTTCATCATGCAACTGACGCAATCTTCCAACAGGCGCTGCTAATACAAATGGATGATTATTCGCTAATGCTGAATATGTTTTTTCGGTAAGAAACCCTTTTACGGCGGTTTTGTATTCTGTTTGATACGCTGTTTCTCCAATCACACTATAACAAGTTTTATGGAATATGTCATCTGGTAAGTTTCGAATAAGATTTGTACTGTCAAATGGCCTAACTGGATTGCATAGAGTATTTGCTTGTTTTAGCTGTTCTTTTGTGAAACCCAACTCGCCTTTGAAAAAATAATCCATGTCCTTGATTTCCAAGTATGTAAGTATTCCCGTATCATTTAGCAGAGAAGCAATATACCGTCTATGTCCTATATCCTTGCCATTTAGACAAAGATGCGTGTGCGTTTTCTTGTCAATGTTTAGCGGAATGTTATCCCATATGCGAGTAGCGGCATAGTCGTGTATCGGAAAGTAAATCAACTCCAAGTTGTTTGTGCGATGTAAGTGATAGTTGCTGTCGCCAGTTATATAATACCCGTTATATCTCCTATCAAAAAACTCTAGTTCTTCCCTGATAAGAAACTCGGCAGCATGCCAAAAAACAACTGGTAAGGTATCATCTACTGTATATTCTTTCGGGTCAAACACTTGAATGTAAGTGAAATCTAAATCGATATGATTGTCTGTCATGTGAAACCAGCATTTTTCACGACTAAAACTATCAACAAAAAATATTGACATATCGTATTTATTGATATATAATAGTGATATGCTAATCTCAAAATATAACTACAAACCTATTAGTAGGAAAAACATAAACCATAAGCGTCATTACGTTACACCAGATGGCTCACCCGTAGCCTCTGTTACTACCATTCTATCCGCTACAAAGCCGCAGAAAGATATTGATAGTCTAAATCGTTGGAAGCGAAACTTTGATAGACAGCACGGTAAAGGTGCGGCACAGAAACACACACAGGAAGCCGCAGACCGTGGAACCAAGATGCATGCGTATCTTGAGGAATACTGTAAGTCAGATACGATTGAACCTATTATGGAACGCCAAAAGATTCCTCGTGAGAGCATTCTTGAGTCACAGGGATATAAGATGGCGAATATCGTTATTGATGAAGGTCTAAAGCACCTTGACGAATGTTGGGCAGTAGAAGCACCATTGTATTACACTGGATTGTATGCGGGAACAACAGATTGCGTTGGTGTATTTGAGGGTCAAGAATCCATCGTTGATTTCAAGCAGACCAATAAGCCAAAGAAGCGTGAGTGGATTGATGAATATTTCATGCAACTATGCGCCTATGCCGAAGCCCATAATAATATGTTTGGAACGAACATCAAGAATGGCGTAATCCTAATGTGTTCTAAAGATTTACAGTTCCAACGTTTTGACCTATTCGGTCCCGATTATGATAAGTATATGCATATGTGGTGGGACAGGGTAGATGAATATTTCACAAAGATTGCTGCTTGATTGGCGTGAGAAATGGCTGCATAACGGTCATTTGATTGGTCGTGATTTTATGTACAGCCCTGATGGTAAGTTTGTACACGTACTCATCCCCAAAAATGCATCAGGTTTCGTGCGCGGCTGTTTTATAAACGCTGGATGGAATGAATCGATGGCAAATAATAAGCACATATACAAAGAACACGCTATTATTGTATATCGTGATCCATTTGATAGATGGTTTAGCGGTATGGCACAATATTTGTACAATCTATATGGAAAACAGCCAAAGTTATTAGATGATGAAAATTTAGTGAAACATCTGTTTGCTGTGCCCGTGGTAGATGATCACACTGAAAAACAGATATATTATATCCAAAACATTGATTTGAATAACGCAACTTTTATATTACTAGGTAAAAATATCAACAGTACTCTGGCGAACTGGTTCTCTAGTAATGGGTACAATGGTAAGATAGGCGAAAACGATAGAGGGCACGACAGTGCCGAAATACCTGTGAAACTTTCGTATAAACAAAGGTTGCACAATCTGATGAAAGATGATATGCTGCAAACTCTATTTTATAAAGCATATGAAGACGAACTAAACTTTTACAAGTATTTACAAGGTAATAATCTTTTCTACAAATGATAAATACTAATAATACTTGAGGGAGAACTCCAATCGCTATAACTCAGATCAGCCGCATAACCCACCGCAAAGGTACTCAAGAAAACCTACCGCAGCTTGCCGTTGGTGAGTTTGGTTGGTCCGTTGACCAAAGAAGACTATTCATTGGTAATGGTGGTAGTGATGCGCCATCTATTGAAAACGTGGAAATCCTAACCGAAAACTCAAGTATTGGTGAAACTACTAACTACACTTATGCTGATAATGATATTGGATATACTGCTGTTACTGGTGTTAGTTCCAGTTCCCCAACAGTTCGTACCCTACAAGCAAAGATTGACGATTATGTGAGTGTCCGTGATTACGGCGCGAAAGGCGACAGTGCTACTGATGACACAGCCGCTATTAATCGTGCGCTAACTGATCTATTCGTAACACAAACATTCCAAGCCACACGCAGAGCATTATTATTCCCCGCTGGAACATATATCGTTTCGTCAAGTGCTATCAAAATCCCCGCCCATGCTACAATCGTAGGTGAAGGCACAAAGGGTAGCATTATCAAACGCAGTGAAACATCTGTTACAAATGTGGCGCAAACCGCCGATAGCAAGAACCAGATTGGTGCTAACATTGCTACATCCGGTGGTATCGTTCCATCTAATATTTCCGTAATCAATATGGTATTCCAAGCTGGCGCAGAGATTGACGCATTCTTGGTTGACCAAGCAGACAATATGTATTTTGAAAACTGCACATTCCTTGGTAACAAAACATCCCTTCCAACTGGTATTGGTTCTGGTAAGGCTTGTGTTGTTGTTGAAAGTGTTGGTGCGAAATATTCCACAAACATCAAGTTCAACAACTGTATCTTCCAAGACCACACTTATGGTGTGAAGATTGATGATGAAGTTCGTTCAGTTGTATTTGATAACTGCCGCTTTGAGAACCTATGGAAAGGTGCTGTTATCGGTCAAGATGATAGTTCAACATCCCCAACTGGTGTGAAGATTATTGGTAGCCTATTTGATAACATTTATGACCGTGGTATTCACGTGTATGATGGCACATTCTCATCAGCGTTCAACCATTTCCAAGATGTCGGTAATGCTGGTTCTGGTAGTGGGTCACCTAATGTACCTGTTATTGAATATGTAGTAGGTGGTTGCTACAGCATTGGCGATACATTCAACCGTCCAGATGCTGACGATGCTACCCAGCCACGAGTTGAGGTTGGTTCAACTGCATCATTCGGTATGGATAGTGAGCGTGTAAAGCACGGTCAGTATTCCCGCACAAGAGGAACACGAGTAACCCTAACCGACACGGCATCTGCTGTTGCTACAACTGGACTAACATTCAGCGACACAGACGAAACTTATGTAGAGATTGAGTATAGTTTGGTAAATGGCACAACAGTTCGTAATGGTGTTATTAGCATTACGCACGATAGTGGTAACCAAGTGATGAGCGAAGAATACGATGAAAACAACGGTCATGTTGGCGTTCATTTCAGTATTGCTAACTCTGCTGGCGTAACCACATTATATTATTACACCGACACAGGCGTTGCTCCTACTTTTACATACACCATCCGTACACTAGTCTAAATAATGTATGTTCAACCTATCCGCAGAAGATAGAATAATCTATTGGCGACGATTCCGTATTGACTTACCTAAACAAAATACGTTACAATGTTTAGAGAGTGTTGCTCAACTATGGGCGACTGCTCCTATGAGTGGTCAGTTTTTAGCACCTGATTTACCTGAGACTTGGCCCACAGCCTGGGAACTTCTTAGTGATAACTACTATGATGATGTGGGTCTTGCTTTGGGTATGTATTACACGCTATATTACAGTGAAATATTTTCACCAGATGATATTATATATACAGTTTATAAACAAAACACGGAGATAATTAATACTGTGAATATTCATACGTATGTTCTCAACTTTAATCACGGAGCGGTGGTAGATAGAAAACATATTGAACTTTCACCTATTTTTCAGTATAATAGTGAAGACATAAAAACTTAGAGGATCAATAATGACAGAAATAACTGTTGTCAAACGGGATGGCAATAAAGAACCATTAGATATCGAGAAATTACATAAAGTCGTATTTTATGCCTGTGAAGGTATCACAGGTGTATCAGCATCAGAAGTAGAGATTCGTTCCCAGATTCAGTTCTACAGTGGTATCAAGTCAACCGATATTCAAGAGACATTAATTAAATCCGCCGCTGACCTGATTACAGAAGACACCCCAAACTATCAGTATGTGGGCGGAAGACTAATCAACTATCATCTACGCAAACAAGTCTACGGACAGTTTGAACCATGGCATCTAAAGGAACTAGTGAAGAAGAATGTAGAACAAGGTTTTTATGACCCATCTCTTCTAGAAGATTACGATGATGAGGAATATAGCCTACTAAACAGCTACATTCGTCATGACCGTGATAATAACCTTACCTATGCTGCTATGGAACAGTTTAGAGGTAAGTATCTTGTCCAAAACCGTGTAACCAAAGAAATCTTTGAGACACCACAGGTATGTTACATGCTGGTGGCTATGAGTCTATTCAGTCATTATGATAAGAAAGACCGTCTTCGTTGGGTCCGTGATTACTACGATGCTATCTCCAACTTTGATATATCTCTACCGACACCTATTATGGCTGGCGTAAGAACTCCCCAGCGTCAGTTCTCATCTTGTGTTTTGATTGAGACAGATGACTCATTGGATTCTATGAATGCATCTTCATCTGCTATCGTCAAGTATGTCTCACAAAAAGCTGGGATTGGTATTGGTGCTGGCGCAATCCGTGCTATTGGTTCCCCCATCCGTAACGGTGATGCATACCACACTGGTGTTATTCCGTTCTTCAAACACTTCCAAACGGCAGTAAAATCATGCTCACAAGGCGGTGTGCGTGGTGGTGCTGCTACGCTCCATTATCCTATCTGGCATTATGAAGTAGAAGACCTTCTCGTTCTCAAAAACAACAAAGGCACAGACGATAACCGTGTTCGCCATATTGATTACTCAGTCCAGTTCAACAAACTTTTCTATGAGCGTCTAATCAAAGGCGAAGATATTACTCTATTCTCACCAAGTGATGTACCTGGTCTTTACGAGTCTTTCTTCAATGACTACGATAAGTTCAAGGAACTATACGAGACAGCAGAGCGTAATACCAGACTACGGAAGAAGACAGTAAAAGCACAAGAACTGTTCTCATCGTTTATGGAAGAGCGCAAGAACACTGGGCGTATCTACTTGATGAACGTGGATAATGTAAACGACCATTCACCGTACAAACCTGATGTTGCGCCAGTTCGTATGAGTAACCTCTGCCAAGAGATTGCTCTGCCAACTAAACCATTGGAGCATATCTTTGACGAAGAAGGGCGTATTGCTCTTTGTACACTTAGTGCTATCAACTGGGGTAATGTAAGTGACCCGGATCAGTTCAAAAAGCCATGTGAGCTTGCTGTTCGTGGCTTGGATGCGCTATTGGATTACCAGAAGTATCCAGTGGTTGCTGCTCAACTACATTCAAGTGATTATCGTCCTCTTGGTATTGGTATTATCAACTTGGCATATTTCCTCGCCAAGAATGGCTCAACATACAGCGAACCAGACCTAGAGTTGGTTGATGAATATGCGGAAGCTTGGTCATATTACTTGATCAAAGCATCAGCAGACTTAGCCAAAGAGAAAGGTGCGTGTGACCGTCTTGACCACACACGTTATGGTGATGGTATTCTTCCTATTGATACCTACAAGAAAGACATTGATGAACTCGTAAAGCACAAAGAGCGCATGCCTTGGAAAGAGTTGCGTAAGCAGTTGAAAGAAACAGGCATCCGTAACTCCACATTGATGGCTCTAATGCCAGCAGAAACATCAGCACAGATTAGTAACAGTACAAATGGCATTGAGCCACCACGCTCGTATGTATCTGTCAAGCAGTCCAAAGATGGTGTCTTGAAGCAAGTTGTTCCTGGTTATCCACGATTGAAGAACAAGTATGAACTACTATGGGATCAAAAGTCGCCAGAGGGTTATTTGAAGATTATGGCTGTATTACAGAAATATATTGACCAGACTATTTCCACAAACACAAGCTATAATCCAGCCCATTATGATGACGAGAAGATTCCAATGAGTGAGTTGTTGAAGCACCTGTTGATGTGGTATAAGTGGGGCGGAAAGACCCTGTATTATTTCAACACAATGGATGGACAGGGTGAGATTGAAGTGAAAGAGCCAGAGAAGACAGACTTTGATGATGAGAATAACGCACAGTTTGATGACGCAGACTGTGATGCATGCGTGATCTAGAGGAAGATATGACAGTATTCAATAAGAAACAGAAAGACCATACGAAGTCCAAGATTTTCTTGGATGAGCCAATGGGTATGCAACGCTACGAGAGTGTGAAGTATCCCGCCTTTGAAAAACTGACAGAGAAGCAGATTGGTTTCTTCTGGACGCCACAAGAGGTTGATATTACACGTGACGCCAAAGACTTCAAAGAGCTTAGTGAGTATGAACAGCACATCTTCACATCCAACTTGAAGCGTCAAATCATTTTGGATAGTGTACAAGGTCGTTCACCTAACTTGGCGTTCTTGCCTATTGTATCATTGCCTGAACTGGAAGCGTTCATTGAAACTTGGTCGTTCAACGAAACAATCCATAGTCGTTCTTACACATACATTATTCGTAACGTATATCCAAACCCAAGCAAGGTATTTGACGCTATCCACGACAACCAAGAAGTAATGGCTTGTGCCGATGCTATCAGTAAGTATTACGATGATTTGATTCAATATAATAGACAGCATCCTTATGGTGGTAAAAACCAGCAATATGAACACAAGAAAAAGATTTGGCTTGCTATCAATGCTGTGAACGCATTGGAAGGTGTTCGTTTCTACGTATCGTTTGCTTGTGCTTGGGCGTTTGCTGAACTTAAAAAGATGGAAGGCAATGCCAAAATCATCAAGCTAATCTGCCGCGATGAAAATGTTCACCTTGGCGCAACGCAACAACTAATCAAACTACTACCAGAAGATGATAAAGACTTCAAAAAGATTGCAGAAGAAACACAAGAAGAATGCCTAAAAATCTTTACTGATGTTGTTGAGCAAGAAAAAGCTTGGGCGCACTATCTATTCAAAGACGGTAGTATGATCGGTCTAAACGAAAAACTATTGGTAAACTATGTTGAGTGGATTGCAAACAAACGCTTACAAGCAATCAAGTTGCCATCCCCGTATAAAGTTCCACAAGCTAACCCACTCCCATGGACACAGAAATGGATTGCTGGCGCAGAAGTCCAAGTCGCGCCACAAGAAACGGAAATAATTTCATATATTTCTGGTGGAACTATTCAGGACTTAGATGAAAACACTTTTAAAGACATTGAACTATGATTAAAGTATATACAAAAACAACATGCCCACACTGTGTAGAGACTAAGCATAAGCTTCAAGCGATGGGCATTGATTATGAAGAAGTGAATATTGAGAACTTACCCGAAGAACGGGAGTTCTTGATTAGTGAAGGTCATAAGTCTGTCCCGCAGATTTACATTAACGGCAAGGTAGTTCCTGGCGGCAACCAGACATTTCAAACTATGACGGAACGCCAAATCAAAGAGTGGAAATAAATAATGGATGAAGTTTATGACGTTGTTGTTTCTGTTGAGCGGGTGTATACCCGCTCCACTTTCATATATGAGTTATGGGAAAACAGGACTTGATGCCATTAGTATTATGAATGGGAACAAGACTACAACGGATGCGTTCATATCTGGAATAACCGACAAGGACTGCAATACACACCATTTATTGGATGGTGAAGATTATTGTGAAGATTTATATCTAGAAAGCATAGGAGAAGAATAAAGTGTTAGTTCAAAAATATAAAGAAGGCGATATTCTTGTCTTCAAAATGCCAACAGGCGAAGAGATTATTGCTAAACTAAAAGAAGAAAATATGGTGTCGTATGTCGTTACTAAACCGGCGACACTTATGGTTGGTGATGCTGGTAATGGGCAGATTGGTGTAGATATGCAACCAAGCCTATTCTGTATGGACATAAATAATACTGTAGAGATTATGAAATCAGGTGTCCTTATGGTAACAAAAGTTCGTAAAGAACTACAAGACGCATATATCAAAAGTACATCTGGTATCCAAGTAGCAGGAGCAGGTGCATTAGATGGCCTCAAAAGCAGTTAGAAGAGGTGATGTAAATTCAGCAGGTGGAGCAACTACCACTGGTTCTAAGAAAGTCACTGTGAATGGAAGACCATTATGCTATCCGGGAATTCGGGTAACACCGCATCCTTGTTGTGGTAGGCCTGGATGTGGTATTCACTGTTCGGCATCAACATCGGGCGGCAGTAAGAAGGTTACTGTTGAGGGAAAGCCTGTTATTCGGGTTGTCGATGTTGATACTTGTGGGCATCCTCGTGCTACTGGTAGTCATAACGTGATTATAGCGTAGGAGTAGAAGATGGCGTGTCCTGGTGTAGGAATGACTGCTGCTGGTTTTGGTTTTGCCGCTGGTGCTATGAGCGGTGGTGGTGGTATGTTTAGTAAAATGACATCGATTGCTACTAATGCCGGCGGTTCCCTAAGTCCAACAGCAGCATTGGGGGGTATTGCTAAAGCAGCAGCATCTGTCGGTGATCATGTTGGTGATCCTTTGCAATATATTCCGGCAAGCGCCGCAGCCGCTGTTGCTGCTATTCCTGGTGCTAACGCTGTAAAAGCCGCACTTACTGGTGCCGCCCCCGCCGCATTCGCTGGTGCTATGACTAATCCAAGTGATATGCTTTCTTCTCTCGCAAGCCACGCAACAACATACTTACCCGGTGATATGAGTTCTGCTATCCAGATTGCTCAACAAGCATTGTCGTTTAGTGAAGCAAGTATTGATATGATGCCTAATCTTACACGAGCATTAAATACAGGCTTTGGGGAGATTGCTGGAACACTTACTGACTTTACGGACGGTGGGTTTCTTGGAGAAGCATTTAATAACTTTAACGATGTGATTTCTAACGGTCTGGGTAGTCTTACTGATGGTATAGGTGGTTCTCTAACTGAACTTGGTTCATCTTTCGCTAGTTTGGGTAAGTTTGGTGATATGGCTGATATTGGTAATCTAATGAAACCTGGTCAAATAGCTTCGCAACTATTATCAAATGATTTAGGTGATATTGGTGGCTTTGCTAATAAGTTACTTGAGAACGGCATTCCTTTAGATGATTTAACCAACGGTATATATCAAGATAAAATCCAAGGCATTATGAACGGTATGACTAATGTACAGGACTTGATTGATATCAAACAGGTTATGGGGTCAAGCATCAATCTAAACTCATTAGGTGATGTAACAAACTTCCAAAATGTTCTTGGTTCTGCGGTTGGTAAATCCTTTAGTGACTTTGGTGAAATGGCTGAAAAGTTCACTTCCATAGAAGTAGGAAAGTTGGCTAATGTGGGCGAGCTTGGTGAAATGATGAGCGAAATGGTTGATTCGACTGACCTGAACTATGTTATGGCTGAAACAGGTTTCTTATCACAAGCTAACTTTGATGTTCTTTCTGGTATCTACGGTAATGGTTCTGGTCCAGATGGTTCTGTTCTTATGCGTGATATGTTGGGAACAAGTGCTGGTTACGGACACGAAGTTTTCCTTGATAGTTATAAGCAAGGAATGGATATACTGGACAGTGATGGTACAACAGGCACACTTGCTACAATGTATGATGAACTAACCGCTGGTCTAAATGGTGATTACTTGGATGTTCCTGGAGATTTTGGTGGTAGTGTTGATATTACAGACCCACGTTCAGGTAGTGTATTCACAGAAATGGAAGCATTTGTTACAGCAAAAACAGCACAAATCAGTAGCGAACTAAATGGTATTGTCAATAGTGTATCTACGAATACACAAGAACTACTAACAGTTGTTGGTAATAACTGGAATACAAGCGCGGCACAGTTGGATAAAGAAGTATCAAACTTGAGTTTGTCTGATGTTGATGTAAGTCTTGTTACTGCTGGGCACAAAGGAAGCATTCTTTCATTTGCCCAGCAACTAAACCAATACGGAGCAGATGTTAAAAATAAAGGTGAGTTTTTTGCGAAGACAGCACAAAATAACCTTACTGGTGATTTCCTAAAACTAGCATTGCGCGAAGGACAAAATAGAGCATTACTAAACGCTAATGATGTGAAATATACTGCCGCCTTGGTAGACGAAGAAGAAGATATTGAGCCATTTGACACTAGTGTTGGATAATATATAGACATATTCTTTTTCATGAACCAATAAATAATAGTAGATATTATTCAATAATATCACTAACAAATAAGCGCAGAGGCGATAGTGATGAGTGAAAGAAGAGGCCACAGTAGAAGGCAACCCGATAGTTCACAAGAGAACCATACGGATTTGTATTCACTGCTTGCAAGGATTGATGAGAGAACTCTAGACCTTGGCAAGAGGCTTGACCATTTAGATAAAAGATTAGAAGAATACATTACAAGGCACGAGTTTACGCCTGTAAAACTCATAGCATATGGGTTTTCGGGTATCGTGTTCACATCCGTTGTCGCTGCCCTAGTAGCAACGGTGTTGACATAATGTGTAGAAAAGTATCAGACGTAAATCTAAAATCCCCATCCCATATGTATGCTATAACATTAGTAGTCGGAACGTGGCTTGCCTGTTCTAGTATTGCTGGCGCATTTGCGGTAGATTATAATGGTATGCGAACATCTGTGACGCATATGATTTCCGAAAAAATATCAAAAAAACCTATTGACATGGACTACCACGACGATATATAATAAATACATTAGAACGTTGAAGCAAACTCAACGCTATACTGGACGGGGATGCAATTTCCCCCCGGTCCACAAAGCACATTTTGCGGAGTGTTCTTTGTGGGCCGGATATTTAGGATCGACAGGTAGTTAATAGGTAAGTGGAGTTCTCGGTAGGCGATGACCGTAAATCAAGCAAACACAATAAACGCAGCATCTAACGATAATGCTATTGAGGATATCCGCCTAGCGGCATAATCTTCTTGGGTTCGGTGGGTTCCTAGAAACAGAATACCCACCATTTTATTATTGACAAACTAAAGTAACTATAGTATAATGGTCTATGAAATACAGTAAAAACTCAAGTATAAAGGGAGTTGATACTATGTCGTAGATAAATACTTACAAGTCGTAAGACGGAATATATGATATATTATGGGGCTGATCCCTACAGTCTATAGTTTAGGCAAAGTGTCCTAATCAAAGAGGTGTTTATTATAGTATATATGAAAGAATACATATACTAAAAATGTAGAGTTTCTAGTATATTTTAGTCAAAAGGGAGACTAAAAATAGTCTCCCTTTTTACTTGACTGATACCATATTATATGGTATAATCATCCATCAACATTTATTACAGAGGAGTCCAAAATGGCTAAAGGAAAAAAACCATCAGGTAAGACTTACGTATCAAAGGGTGAACGCCGCAATGTAGCAAAGTCAATTACGAAGGCGATGAAGCGTGAGCGTACTGGTGGTGAAAAGATGATGTATGCTTTGGAAGCATATAAGAAGGGTTTCAAGGTCAAAAAGTTTGGTTTTGATAGCCTTCCAGAATATCGTTTCAACCGCTATGGCGGAACAAAAAAGTAAAATAATATATTGACATATCACAGGAATGTGGTATAGTAAATATATGATGTACTCACCAAAGAAAATAGTCTTGCTTCTTACAGCAAGCTTTGTAGTTGGAGCAGTATCCGCCAAAATGTTTTCGGAAAAGGCTACTGCTTCTATTCCCGATGACGCTCCTGTTATTGAAGCAGTTCCTATTGAGCGTGTATTGGAAGTAGGACCGTTAAAGGCTACTGCTTCTATTCCAGATAACGCTCCTGTTATTGAAGCAGTTCCCGTTCAACGTGTGTTTGAAATAGGACCGTTACCAGAACCGTTTCCTTGGGAAGAAACAAAGGGAACAATCCTTGATTGCGAACAGGAACGCCAGAGTGAGCGTATTGCTTTGGCTTGTAATATCTATCACGAAGCCCGTGGTGAAACTCTTAAAGGTCAAGTTGCCGTTGCTTTGGTGACTCGTAATCGTGTGAAATCTGAAAAATACCCCGATAGCTATAGTGAAGTGGTTTGGGAAATCCGCCGTTCAGCCAAAACCAAACGCCGTGTAGCACAGTTCTCTTGGGCGTTGGATGGTAAGCATGATAGGATTTACGATATTCAATCATGGAGAACTGCTTGGGAAATCGCGGGTGATGTTATTGCTGGTAAGTATAAAGACTTTACCAATGGTTCTTTATGGTATCACGCCAAGAAGGTGAAACCAGTATGGCGTAAAAAGTTTGAGGTTGCTGCGGTTATTGGAGAACATATCTTTTATCGCAAAAAGTAATAAATAACTTTATGTTATTGAATGAACTTTTTAATAAAACGCAGACTTTCGTAGTTGAAGGCGGGAAAGTGTTCAAGGATGCAGATAAAAATCCGCTGACACAACGTATTAATCGTGATGACGTAGAACCAACTGTTCGCTGGTTAGAAGATTTAACTGGTCTAAGTTTAGTTGACAATATGCTAGGCACCACTGGCAAAAAAGACACAAGTGGCGATTTAGATTTAGCAGTTGATGAAAATGAAATAGATAAAGATACACTAGTAAAAATTCTTTTACAAAAAGGTGTTGATAAAACAGACATCAAGAAGAGTGGCGACAATGTGCATTATAAGACGCCAATAAATGGTGAACCAGTCAATGGATATGTACAAACCGATTTTATGTTTGGTAATCCACAGTGGCAAAAGTTTAGTATGCAAGGCAGTGGTGAAGAAAGTAAGTTCAAAGGTGTTCATAGACACATTCTTCTATCAAGCATTGCGAAAACTATGGGATATAAGTGGAGTTACAAGAACGGTCTTGTTGACAGAGAAACCAATGCTGTTCTTGATGGCGGCAAAAACCCCGTAATAATTAGCAAGACTTTAGGTATTCCTATTCAGAATCTAAATGATGTTGATGGTATTATCACGGCTATAAAAGACCGACCAAATTATCAAGAGTTAGTAGCAGACGCCAGAGAAACTTTTGCAAGAGACAATCTGGAACTGCCATGAGATTTTTTGAATTCGCCAATCCACTCGTAGAGGATGAACTACTTATGGAAGCTGCCCGTATCCAACACGCAGAAGATGTTGTTTTTTGGGAAGGAAGTAAGGGTGCAATAAGAGCATTGCATAGTTTGAGAAATATGGACAAAGGCTCCCATAAAGATACTACTATAAAGTGGGATGGTAGTCCTGCTGTTATTTTCGGGCGTGATGAAGAAGGTAACTTTATCTTCACTGATAAATCAGGTTTTACCGCAAAAGGTTATGATGGTAAGGCAAAGAGTGCAGAACATCTAGAAAAAATGCTAACGAGCCGCCCCGGTTTCGCCAAAAATCCAAAAGGGTATGGTCCATTTATTGCTGCAATGAAATCTGCCTACAATAGTTTTGAAAGAGCAGTTCCGTTGGATTACCGTGGATTCTTCAAAGGAGACATGCTTTATTTCACTACACCGAAAGTAAAGAATGGCGAATACGTTTTCACTCCAAACATCGTAACGTATAGCGTTGACGTAGACAGTGAGCTAGGAAACAAAATAGGTAAAAGTGTAGCTGGTGTAGTTATTCATAGACAAGTTGGGCCAGATGGAACAGAAAGTCCATTGGATGGATATGACATATTCCAAGGCGAAGAAGTTTTGGTTGTCCCACCGGTTACCGTTGAAAAGGAACCATTTGTTCCACATGATAGCTTGAATATATTAGAGAAGATTATTAAGAAAGATGCGGCGGCGATTGATACAATGCTTGACACTGATACGTTACGTGCTTTGAAGATAACTGATTTCCCCCAAGTCTTGTATGCCTATACCAATAGTAAAGTCGATACAGGTCTTACCGAAATGGGCAAGGATTTTGGTGCGTGGCTAAAGAACTCGAAACTAAGTGAACGAAAGAAACAAAATATCGCCCAATACATTTCCGAAAATAGTGCTGGATGGAAAGCATTATGGGAAGTTGTCGGTGGCATTATGAAAGCAAAAGACGAAATAATCTATGATATCGATTCACAAGGTAGTACTGTCAAACAAAGCATTGCTGGACAAGGCGGCGGCGAAGGTTATGTCTTAGCCCATCCAGAAGGCGATATAAAACTAGTCCCGCGAGAATACTTCTCAAAAGCAAACCGTGCAGCAAGGATGACATAAAATGAGCGACATTTCATACTTACGCAAACTAATGGATGCGGTTGAAAACCCGTCAAAGATTATTGCTATCTATCCTGGTCGCTTTCATCCTTTCCACAAGGGACACGCAAGCGTATATGATTTCCTCGTTCAAAACTATGGCGATGCTTATATCGCAACATCAGCAAAGGTAGACCCACCAAAATCCCCATTCACATTTGACGAAAAGAAAATGATGATGGAGTTTTCTGGTGTCCCAGCCGATAAAATCGTTCAGTGCCGCCAACCATATGTTCCAGTAGAAATCTTACAAAACTTTGATGAAACTGTTGATAAGGTTGTATTTGCTGTATCACAGAAGGATATGGACGAAGACCCACGTTTCCAGTTCAAGCCAAAGCGTGATGGTTCAGCACCATATTTCCAGCCTTGGACTGACGATGAAAGTATGCAACCGTTCAGTAAGCACGGTTATATTCGTGTAGCACCTACACTGGACTTTGATGTATTGGGTGAGCCAATGCGTTCCGCTACACAGTTGAGGGCACAGTTCGCCCAAGCAGATGGCGACACACAAAAAGCAATCATTGAAGACCTTTATGGTTCTTATGACGAAACCATCCATAAGATTATGTATATCAAACTAAAAGGAATGAGATAATGAGACTTCACGAAATCACCGAAGGCATCCTTGATCCAGATCAAGAGTTTATGCAGCGTTTCACATACGCTGTTGAGGACGCCGCACGTGAATACGCAGAGTTTCTAAAAGACAATAACGACCAAGACGATCCAGAAGAACTTGCTTCTATCCTTGAAACATTCTTTGAGGAAGAAGACCTACCCATTACCGTTCATGTTGGTGAGTCTGGACGAAATGCTGTTGATTGGTATATCCAAGCCGCACAAGTCACAGGTAGTGGCGAAATGGACCTGATACTTGACCCTGATAGTATTGATGGGCATTGGGGTCCAGAAACATTCATTGATGTGATGACGAAAACATTTGAGCATGAAACAATCCATCTACAACAGCGTGATCGTATGGGTGCAGACAAATATAACAAACTACCATCTGGCTATATGAAAGGTCTAAAGAAGGCAGAAAAAACAGGTAAAGAGCGTGACCTTATGAGAACCTATTTCCGTGACCCACAAGAGTTGATGGCACACGGACACGACATTTACCGTGAAGTTATCAAACTTTCTGATCCAGAAGCGGTATTACGAAACCCCGAAAAACACCGTGAAGACCTACCAACATACGACAAACACCGCCAAATCTTCCCACCAAACGCCAAACCTTTACAGCGTATGATGAAATACGCCTATCAATATTTCCAAAAAAACGCTTGACATAATCATAATCTGTGCTATACTGTATACAGATTGATGGAGATATCTATGTGGAATGAACCCCCCAACAGCTTTACTTTCTGTGACGAGAATGCTTCCCCCGAAGATGTGGAACTGTTTCTTGGTCCTGATCCCGAAGAAAAAACCACCTTCATTCGTTTTGGTGAAGACTTCACGATGGCTGATGTAGCCGTCGCCACGGGCAAGTTCCCGTCCAAATCACAGGCTCGTAAGAATGGTTGGGATGGTGATATCCCCACTGGTTTCACTGAAAAAACTCTTGGTAAGAACGCCAAGAAGGTTCACATCTGGATTTTCAAGAAGTTCGACTAATGCCACTTGACCTTCACGGATATCACACCCACGATGGCTGGAAACGCTTTATGGATGAAGTGGATGATGCCTATGATCGTGGTGTAAAATCATTCAAAGTGATCACTGGCAAAGGTCAGATGCGTGTAGAGTTTCGCATTTGGGCAGAGAACCATTCTAAAGTGCGTAAAGTTGAACTGAACAAAGATGGCGGAAGTTTCAAAGTAACATTACGCAAAAAACCACTTGACAAATCCTAAATCTGTGCTATGATAAATACATAGTCAGGAGAAAACAATGATTGAAGTCAAAGTAAAGAATGTTGTCAACGAAGCCACTGGTGAAGTGGAAGAAGTTATCGTCAATGAAGAAGAAGTTGCCGCTTACCTTGCTGAATCCGAAAAGGGCATTGAGGAAGCGGAAGTTATTGCTCCTGAGAACTTCTTAGAACATACCCGTAGCCGCATCGCAGAGCGCCGTAAGCAACTTGGAAAATAAATGCGTTTATGGGAGTTCATAACAGAAACGAGCAGAGGCATTACTGGCATCAAAGAGACTGATGGTTACATCGATTCTTTGATTGATATCATAGACAAACATCCCGCCGCTGAAAAAATCATTGAAGATGCAATGAAGAAGTTCATTGCGGTAAAGACTCGTGATTCACAGGAACCTTACAACAATAAGGATTACGGTCACCAAGGCGTACTGAAAGGTTATAAACACGTTCATCTTCTAAAAAGTAATAAAATAAGCAATGGTACGAACCCTGTGGTTTTGTATTATCGCATTGAGGCTGGTATTCTTATTTTGGTTCATATACAGTTTCATATCAACGCCGCCAATAGAAGTAGTGAAGATAAGCGTTTAGTCAAAAAACTACGCAGAGCAGAACAGAACGATACATCTATGGTAATGCCAGTAGATGACCCAACTGAAAAGAAGAAAACACAAGGCGACTATAATCAACAAAAGAAAGACGATTATAAAGACCAGCAATGGTACAAAGATCAACAAGAGTTCTATAACCACTAACAAAAGAGGGGCATATGCCCGATCAACTTACTAAAGAACAGTTCTGGCATATCCTGTCTTCGCCGATTATTGCTCGTCAATGCGGCACTTGCAAATACGAAGATAGAGAAGGGGATGAATGTTTTCATCCTACTGCTGCACGGAAGCCATTTGAGTTTATATCGGGGCAGATGGTTGACGATATCAAATGCTCTGGTTATTACCATGATGGACTCAGTTTTGACCGTGAAGTGTACGAAGCGGATTGGGGTAACCATATCGTAGACCTTTGGGAGTGGAACGGTGAAACTTACTAATAAAGAGAAGCGTTTATTTGACTTTCTCAAACGACAGGCTATTGATGTTGAGCCTGTGAGGTCTTCCCGTATCGTTGCTGCTGTTGTACTCAATGGGCAGATTATTAGCGTTGGGAATAACTCAATGAAGTCCCATCCGTTTGCCGCCAAGTATGGTAAGAATGAACACGCCGTGTTTCTTCATGCTGAAACGGACGCTATCAAAAAAGCGTTGAACCATCTTGGTCCCAAAGATTTTAGTAAAGCAACGCTATATGTCCAGCGAGTAAAGCGACCAGACCCATCTAGGAAGAGAGGTTGGGTGAATGGTTTGTCCAAGCCGTGCCGTGGATGTATGAAAGCGGTTGTTGAGTTTGATTTTAAAAAGGTTGTTTATTCAACCGACGAAGGATATGAAGTCTTATAGACCCAATGCCCACTTGTTGTTTAGGTAGTTCTCAACGTTTCCAATCTCAACAGAGTTTAGTGTTCGGTCAAAGATAACGATTTCAGCAACATATCCTGTGTAGTTATTGGCATTTGCGCTATCCGCGCCGATAACCATTACGTTATTCAAGCTATTCGTTGTGGTTGTTCTTGTTCCAGCAAACCCTAGTGTATCTGTTGTTAAATCGTAACGGAATACTAGGTTTGCGGCATCTGTTCCCGCAGTACCGTCATATACTAAAGCAAAAATATGGAAGTCTGTGGTATCGCCAGCATTTGTTCCTGTTCCGGTGAGTGTATTTGTTCCATCGTCCATACGAACATTCCATGTGCCGCCACTGTGGTAGATTTGTAGATCGTCTTGACGGGTAGTAGTCAAGTATGATGTGCCAGCGAGACTCAATGCTCTTGCTACCACGAAGATACTGAATCCAGCAGCACTTGCCATATTAGTGAATGGATTGATATCCATGTAATCGTTAATACCATCAAACTCAACATAGCCGTAACCGTTTTGTGGCGTGGTGTTTTCGTATGTTGGTTTGCTGCTGCCTGTACTGTTTGCGTTGTGTGCATAATCTGATTTATCGGCCCATTGTGTAATCTGACCTTCATCTGTAGCACTTGGGATATATGTAGCGGTATCAGCACCATCATACCAAATTTGTAGAGCAGTGTCGGCGTCAGTAACTGCATCATTTGGGTCTTCAACAACAGCCCCTGCACCAGATACCCAGGGTCTATGTGGGACCAACGGGTTTATAGTTGTGCTATCGTCCACTAGGCTATTTCCTGTGTATGGACGAGCGAGAGCTAAAACATCATAAGTATTCCATTCTCTAAAGAAGGTTGCGGTATCGTCACCGTCTGCTTGTCTTTTTTCTTGTGCAATCTCTAATCTCATAAGTTGGTTGTTTTCTTTATCTGCTTGATTTTTAGCACAGCAGTCAATGTAATCACCTGTAGTAAGACCTAATGATGCGAGGGTATCTCCGCTATTATTGATGTCGTTTATTACTCTCGTGTTTCTCTCGCAGATTGTGTAGTAAGCGGAACTCAACCCTTCATCTGCTGCGATAGCAGTAAGAAGCTGAGACATAGTTTGTCCATCATCAATGACAAGAGTATAACCTTGTCCAGTAAGTCCTTTGTAGTTTAGAGTAATGTTAGCCATATCTATATTTATAATATATTGCAAGTTATCGTCTGTATATGTTAGAATAAATACTGTATGAAAAGTACTGCTGTAATGGGCTGGCTTGCCCTCTTTATGTCTTTAGCTATCGCCGCTTGTGCGGCGTATTTTAGTATTGCTGGTTTGGCGGTATTGTTTGCCGCCGCTCTCATTCCTGTTATCATTATGGCTACCACGCTGGAGATTGGGAAGCTCGTAGCAACTTTCTTCCTGCATAGATTTTGGGAAGAATTGCCGGGGCAAATAAAATATCCAATGACAATGATGGTCGTTATTCTTATGCTTATTACGAGTATGGGTATCTTTGGTTTCTTATCTAAGGGACACATTGAACAAGAAGCACCAGAAATCTCAATGCAAACTGAGATAGATAACGTTGATAATCAGATCGGTTTCCACAAGGGTGCTATCAAGGACATTGAGAAAGACCTTGCACAAATTCGTGAAAGTCTAGACAGATACACTGAATTAGGTGCTGTTACAAAAGGTCTAGCAGCACGAGAAAAACTACAAAAAGATATTGACGGTCTACGAGAAAAGATTGCTAAAGAGCGTAAAGAAATCCGTACCCTTGAAGAAGAGAAGTTAAATATTAGACAACGAATAAATGAGATTGAAGCCAAGCTTGGTCCTGTAAAGTACGTTGCAGAATTATTTGGCTTTGACCTCAAGGAAGACCCGCAAGGTAAGGGTAAAGCAGTCCGTATTGTTATTGTGCTATTCATGCTTGCTTTTGACCCGTTGGCTATTTGGCTGGTCATGGCTAGTGATTGGGCTTTCCTAAAGTATCGCAGAGAAAGAGAAGAACTAGGCTTAGACGAAAAAGAGGAAGAAGAGCGTCAGCGTAAACTAGAAGAAGAAGAGCAAAGAAGACTACAAAAGATAGCTGAAAAAGAAAAAGAACTAGAAGAAAAACTATCTAAAAAAAACCTGACCAAAGAGGAAGAAATGACCGAGCTTGAGGAAGCATTGGTCCAAGTGTATCATCAACTAGAGGAAAAAGAAATGGAACTAAAAGAGTATACCGCAATCCTAGAAGAGCTAGGTCGCACGTTGGATGAAAAGCCAACGGAAATTGAGAAAATCGTTGAGATTGAGAATACTGAAAAACTAGAAGAAATGGTTGCCGAAATTAACCAACTTGAAAGTCAGAAGATAAACCTAGAGCAAGAAATGGAAAGTATTCGTGCTAGTTTGATGACAAAGGAACAAGTTGCAGACGAGCTAAAACAAGCTTTGGTAGAAGTTAGAAACGAACTAGAAAGTATTCGCCAAGAGAATAACGCTCTCAGAAGTGACATTGAAGCACGTGATAATGCAGTTGCTTCGTTGAATAAGAAATATAATCTTGTTGAGAAAATCCCAGGTATGGTTCTTCGTCCCGACACAGGTACGCCAAAAGACGCTACCTTTGGTACAGATTTCCCATCTAACCCAGTAAACGGTCAGCAGTTTCTTCGTGTTGATGAACTACCAAGTAAACTATACAAGTACGATGGTTCCCGTTGGGTAGAAGTTGTAAAAGACGTTGATGTTGAGTACGATGAACAATATCTACAGCATCTTATTAACGAGTTGGGAGAAGGCAACGTTGAACTTGACGACTTGAGCCAAAAAGAACAAGAGGAAATCCAAGCCTTATTAAGCAAAGACGATGTACTCGGACAATAAACTTATCATAGTTTCTTCTCCTACGTACTATCACGGCAATGTACCAAGTCTTATGCTTTATGATATAGAACCCGATGATATGAAGATCATTATGGAGATTCTACTTGATTCGGATATCGTTATGAGTGTTCATTTGGGGTATTCCGATAAATCAGAGCGCGAATGGTTGTTAAATACTAGTAGACAGGTTGACAGAACGATTGTTAATCTTCAAAAACATGATTTGATTAAAGGATTTATATTGAATTACCCCACTGTTTCGTATTATAATAATACACACGATATAGAGTCGTTGAATATGAACCAACTAACTGATCCCATCGATTACATACTGAGGTTTGTGCATGAGCAAAGAGACGAATGAAAAGAACTTAAACTGCGACTTTTGTGGAAAGAACCGCAACGAGGTCGATAAGCTTATTGTGGGCAACGATACAAGCATTTGTAATGAGTGTGTTGATCTATGTCATGACATTCTTGAGAACGATAGGTTTACCAAACTAAAGAAAAACCTAATCAACAAAGACTATCTAAATCCCATCAAAATCAAAGAACACCTAGACAAATATGTTATTTCACAAGATAAAGCAAAGATTGCTTTATCCGTTGCCGTAGCAAATCATTTCAAGCGTATTAATCATCCCCCCAAAGACCTAAAGATTGAGAAGTCAAATATCATGATTGCTGGTCCTACTGGTAACGGTAAGACTATGCTTGCCCGTGCAATCGCGGAATATCTAGAGGTTCCATTTGTTATCGCTGACGCCACTACTCTTACAGAGGCTGGTTATGTAGGCGATGATGTAGAAAGCATTATTTCCCGTTTGCTACACGTTGCTGATTACGATGTGGAGAAAGCACAGAACGGTATTATCTTCATTGACGAGATTGATAAGATTGCCCGTAAAAGTGAGAATGTATCTATTACCCGTGATGTATCTGGTGAAGGCGTACAGCAAGCCCTATTAAAACTAGTAGAAGGCACGGATTGTCGTGTAGCACCACAAGGTGGGCGTAAGCACCCATCACAAGAGTTGATCAATGTCAACACAGAAAACATCCTATTCATTGCGTCTGGCGCATTCGTGGGACTTGATAAGATTATTGAGAAACGCAAAACACCAGGTAGTATCGGCTTCGGTGCAACTATTTCTGAAAAAGAAAAAGACACACTAGAAATGTTGAATGATATTGAACCTCACGATTTCGTGAGTTTCGGTCTTATCCCTGAGTTCACTGGTCGTTTCCCTGTATTCACTCATGTTGAGAAACTTGATGCGGCTGATTTGGTTCATATTATGACTGATACTAAGAACTGTATTATTGACCAGTATAAGTATTATTTCACCTTACAGGACATTGAGTTGGAGTTCAGCAAGGAAGCGTTAGTGGCTATTGCTGATAAAGCGGTTACATTAGAAACTGGTGCCCGTGGTCTAAAGAGCATCATTGAGGATGTATTATTGCCACATCAGTTTCATATGTATGATTACGCCAAGGATGGTGTAAAAAAACTTATTGTAGATGAGGCTACAATCGAGTATAATGATAAGATAAAGTTTGTTTATGAAGAGGTATCAAATGGCAAAACAGAAAGAGTTTAACGGCTCAACTATTACAATCAAGTATCCCCCGAATCCTACTGACGAACAGAAGGCAAAAGCGTTCAACAACGGTTTGCGTAAGTTCAAGAAGATGGTTCAGACTGAGGGTATCATCCAGGAATATCGTGAACGTGAGTTTTATGAGAAACCAACTACTCGTCGCCGAAGAGAAAAGTCGATGGCTCGTAAGCGTTGGCTAAAGCGCCAGCGTGAACTAGAGAACGAGCGTTGGGGTAATACTTGACAAATCCCATTATATTGTGATATAATGATAAATAAGAGTGAGGATATGCCATAAGGGTGTCCTCACCTTACTACCCGCAGATGCCGAATGGTTCGGGTCTGCATTACATAACTTGCTTAGATATAAGGAGTAAAGCAATGAAAACATTAACACATCGTGATTTTCCACAACTCGTCGGCTTTGACCGTCTATTCAATGAACTAGATCGTTTGACTACAGCATCTTCTGGTTCATCCGCAGGGTATCCCCCATACAACGTAATCAGTGAGAGTGACAACGATTATATCGTAGAGATTGCTGTTGCTGGTTTCAGCGAGGATGCTTTGAGCATTGAAGAGCATGACGGAACATTGACTATTCGTGGTATTCCAGCAGAAGGTGAAGAAGATCGTAAGTACGTTCATAAAGGTATTTCTAACCGTAAGTTTGAGCGTTCATTTACATTGGCTGACCACGTTCATGTCGAAGGTGCATCTGTTGAGAACGGACTTCTGACCATTAAGTTGATTCGTGAAGTCCCAGAGGAACTACAACCTCGTAAGATTGCTATTGAATATAAGAAGTAATCTTCAAAAAGAGTTCCCTTACAAGAGCGGTAGAGAAGTCTGCCGCTCTTTCTTTTTGTATAAATAACTTAGTATATTATTCAAAGAAGGGTGCTATCAATGAAACAGAATCCGATACTATTCAAATGGTGGATACAAACAGTTGTTATTATATTTGCGTCTGTTATCGCTGGTCATCTTGGTTGGTGGGAAGCACTATGGGATGCTGACCAAACAAAGATTTCTATTCTTATTCTATTTCTATTCGTTCTTTCAACTTTGGGCGCTGGATATATCAGTAAGGAAAATACCCAAGAAGTTTTAGAAAAATATCAGAACTATGTTTGGTTCGCCAGTGAAGCAATGATTACCCTTGGGATGATTGGAACGGTTGCCGGCTTCCTTATTCTTCTTGGAAATGGGTTTGAAAGTATTGATGTTACCGATACAAAAAGTCTGCAAAATATTATTGCTGGCATGGCGGTTGGTATGAGTACAGCCCTTACAACTACTTTGGTTGGTCTGATTGGTTCAGTATTGACTAAACTGCAAATGGTTATTATTGAGAACAGTTGGGAAGACGATGAGGAAGTACAGAAGTAATCAGCGTTTTAAAGCAAGTTTTGGAATGATTGACTTATTATTCAATCTATTGATTGGATTCGTCTTTCTTTTCATTATTGCTTTCATTATGATTAGACCTATTACCAAGACAAAAACCATTGATCCAAAAGCGGAATACTTGATTATTATGAGTTGGCCGGAGGGTGATGAAAACGACATTGATTTATGGGTAAAAGCAGAGAAATCAAAGATTGTAAGTTTTCGTTCCAAGGATAGTGGATTGATGCACCTTGACCGCGACGATCTTGGTGGAACAAACGATACTATCATTGTTGATGGAAAACCTACTAAAAGCAAAATCAACCGTGAAGTTGTTTCCATCCGTCAAAAAATACAAGACAAATATTATGTAAATGTTCATTGGTATTCACAAAAGGGTGAGAATAGTGCGATTGCTGATATCAAAGTAGAAGTAATATTGCTTCGTGTGAATCCTTATAAAGAAGTTGCTAAATCAACAGTTGTTCTTCCTACGAAGGGAGCAGAGGGCGCAGCATTTCAGTTCTACATTGGGGAAGATGGTGATATTGAGCAAGTTACAAAAGATGAAGAACGATGGGTAATGGGTGAAGTACAAGCATATATTGATAATGCCGGTGGCGCTATGGATAGAGTGAACGGACCATAATGGAACTATTTTTTACAACAACCGAACTTCTAGTAGTCTTTTGGGTAGGGTTTTCTATTGTCGCACTTGGTCTTGTATTTCGTTCATCATTATCTTTTTCACGAAAAATGTTGATTGTTCCCTTGACTTTCCTTGCACTATATGTTACAATAACACAATCAATAGAACTATTAGGAAAACCATACGAAGGGGTGCCATCAGACGAGTTTGTTTTTGTTTCATATAGAATATCCGTTGACCCTACTACCAAGAAAAAGTCTATCTTGCTTTGGACTAATAACAAGGAAGAGGGTGATAGACTGTATATTCTTCCATATAATGAACAGGCAAAGAATAAACTACAGCAAGCCGCCCAGCGTCAGAAGCAAGGTGTTATGCAGATGGGTAAGTTTAAGAAAACAAAACAAACAGGCAAGCGACTAGAAAGCACACTATGGGCAGATATACAACTTTATGATTTTCCTATGCAGACATTGATACCGAAAGACAACCCTAACAAATAGAGGACCGTATGACTGATACTGATATTGCTGAAAAAGTAAAGACTAATACCCGACTAAAAGAACCATCAATGTTCAATGTTATCTATCTAAACGACGAACAGACAACGATGCAGTTTGTCGTTGATACACTTATTCGTCATTTTGATTATGATGATTCAAGTGCTATGGAAAAGATGGCTGAAATCCATGATGAAGGTGCTGGTGTTGTTGCTACACTACCATATGAAATGGCTGAACAGAAAGGTGTAGAAGTAACGATTGAAGCACGAAATCTTGGTTTCCCGTTACAGGTAAAGGTGGAACCAGCGTAATGCGTGTGGTGAATCTATTTTCGGGTCCAGGTGCTGGTAAATCAACTACCGCATCTGGACTTTTTTTTGAAATGAAAACCCGTGATATGGAAGTAGAACTGGTTACAGAATATGCTAAAAAGTTGGTATGGCAGAAACGTCATAACACTTTACAGGACCAGTTATATGTAACGGCAAAACAGAACCATCGCATGCAAATCCTACGGGAACAAGTGAACTGGTGTATCACAGATAGTCCTATTCTACTTGGTCTACATTATTCACCGCACTTTTACCCACGGACATATCCATCCTTTATTCTGGATGTTTTCAACTCATACGACAATATGAACTTTTGGATTGAGAGAACAAAGAAATATAATCCAAATGGAAGGAATCAGACAGAAGACGAAGCAAGAGAAGCAGACGCAAATATTCGTGCTATCCTTGATGATAACAAGATTGACTATACAGTTATTAAAGGAAATCCAGATGCCCCGAAGCGTATTATGGAAACTATTTTGGCAACAGGAGATTACGTGTGAGGAAAATGTGGCCCAAGACGCACATACTGAACGGACTTGGCGAACAGCAAGTCAATCATGCACAGTATTATGCTTTGCGAATGGCAGAAGAAATGGATAAAGCTGAAAGAAAACTACGCGAAACAAACGATAGACTAAATGATGATGAACGTCTGGCGGATGATATTATCAAAGAGCAGATAATAAAGAAAAAGCTAGAGGTAGCAGAACATTGGTTAGTTCCATTGACAACCTATGTAGAACAAGCACGAGAAAACTTGGATTATATTGAGCCAGAAGATAACCCGATTATGAAGGAACGTGGAGAATGAGAAATACAGTCTTTGATCTATTTTTATATCTCTATGTAGTATTCGCTTCAATTACTATGGCGGGTTTGATCGGTGCTTGGGCAACAGTAGGTATACAGGATACTAAACTATGGTTTGTGATCCCATTACTGGTTAGTGCAGCCTTTGCTGCTAAAATGATGACACAGCGAGAACAGAAATGAAAATTATTTTTGGAAGAGAAAACGCAGAAAAGTTCAAAGACAACTATATCGTTCTTGAACTGGACACATTCAATGTGACCAATGTTGGTGAGGTAGTAACCTTTTGTGTATTATCCGCAGAAGAAATCCCGCTTGGTATGTTACCAGAACTACCACACTGGACAGAGTTTCATAATAAACTATTGAATGGTTATAGAACCAAGCAATGGAACTTTTGCCTTGACTGTATCTCAAACCTAAAGGGAAAACTTGGTGGCGAGATTGATACATTCTATGATAATCTAAAACAGCGTATTGAAGTATATAGGGACACTGGCGTTCCCGACGATTGGACACATATACTCCAACGATAAATATTGTATGAAGTTATTCATAGTAGCCTTTATCTATATATGTACAAATGGTGGGTTCGTATGTAATGAAGAACCTATCACTAAAACGTGGCGATACGAAGATGGGAAAGACCCATCCATCATTAAAGAAAAGTGTGAGAAATGGATTCATGAAAAGATATGGGAAATGCCTTTGAAGCCTGGTGAAATAGCACAAGCAAGATGCCAGTTACAGCTAATAAAAGAATAAAAAATATGCTGAAAAAATAGTGGAGAAAAAAGTAGACGATATTATCTAAATACTGTATGTATGAACAGTTATTTATATGGACCGTCCTAACTTTAGTTCCTCTTATTCCAACTTATGTAACACATAGGTTTTTAGAGAGTTCTGCTACATATAAAGCCGCACACCAGGGTATCAAACTTGGTGGTGCTATTGCTGCTTATTTCATTCTATTGGGCACAGCGTTTTACACATATAATAATATGTTCAATGACCCGCTTTCAGATATTCGCCAAGCATTATCTGGTGAATGGTCTTGTACGGGTTCCATCACTGAATCTGATAAAGAGTTTGACCCAACAAAGTCTATTTCATCGTCAATGAATATTCATGTAAATGGCGGTAATCGTATTTCACTAACTGGTCATATTCCTTCTATTTTTCTACACTGGCAAGCAGAAGAAGTTATCGTGACTGAAAAAGAGTTGATTTACATCTTCAATATTCCAATCAAAAACTCAACAGGCATTACTTGGTTATCGTTCAACCGCACAGATGGTGAGATTCTTGGTCTTTTCGGTCATTGGGTTATCTCAGGCGAAAAAGGCAAAGGTTCGCTAACCTGTTTCAGAAATAATCAATAAAAACACTTGACAATATCATAATTTATGCTATACTGTATATAGAAATTGAGATTGGAGAGATACAAATGATCAACTATATTTCTGCTAACGACGGTGGTCTTGAGTTTCACACTGGGAATGGTGGGGCTTTCTTGGTTTCACGCGACATCAATGAGTTGGTTGGTTTTGCGCTGGATCATGGTTTCGCTGAAACTGTGATGGGTTCGTCCACGATGGACTTTGCCAGTGAGTATGGCTTTGAGACTAACGAAGGTGCCGATGAACTCTTGGAGAAAGTGTTTCGGCGGGTTGCTTTTGTAACGGAAGGTGTTGTCTAATGGATCAATATACCGCAGTTGGCCTTGCTGAAGGTTTCATTGAAGCTGAAAGCGAAGAACAAGTGATTGAAGCGTGGCAGTATCTGATCGATACAGGGCTGGCCTATCGTCTACAAGGATGGTTTGGCCGCACCGCAACCGACCTGATTGAACAGGGGATTTGTGATGGATAAAGTGTTTATTGTTGAAGTAATGCGTGATGGTGTCGTTTCACGCGAAGGTGTGTATGCTTCGGTTGAAAAAGCCAACGCGGTACAGAAACGGCTTGAAGAATGCCGTGATGCATCTGGCGAACCGTTTTACGATTTCGTCTTCAACCAAGAGGCGATTGTAAACTGATGACTGATAAGCCAGAAATCTACCCGTATATTACGATTGAGCGGTCTTCTGTTGATCCCGAAGGATGGGGTGGCGATGTTCGTTATTACAAAACGATTGGCCACGCTCGTTCTGTAAAGGAAACGATTGAAGAAGCTTACCGTGATTCGGATGGCGAAACCGTGGATATTCGTATCTACAAACTTGAAGAAATCACTTGACAATCCACCAAAATATGTTATACTGTATATAACAGTTGGAGAGATTTATGACCGATACATTCCCCGTTCTTTACATCCTGATGCGTAATGACCTTGCCAGCATGAACGCTGGTAAGGCGATGGCACAGGCTTCCCACGCTTCTAACGCTTTTGTTGATCAAATGTCACAAGAAGAAGATAAGTTTGAAGGATATTCTACCAACCCTGACGACGATGCCGACTTGAAGCTGTTTTGGAAATGGCGTACAGAGACTGAACAGGGTTTCGGCACTGTTTTGGTTCTGGCTGTGAACGAAGCACAGATGCGTACCGCAGTTGAAGTTGCTGGTGCGATGGGGTTTGTTTCTGGCGTTGTTCACGATCCAACCTACCCGTTGCGTGATGGCGACACGACACACTTCTTGCCGGTTGACACCTGTTCGTTCATCTTTGGCGACAAAAACGATCCAATGCTTGGCGCTGTTGTTGGCAACTTCCCACTGCATCCATAAGGATAGTATAATGAAAAAGGCTGAACGATTAGCGCAAGCCAAGCGTGAGTTAGAAAAAACTCTCAAACGTGTTGGCTATACTGGTAAGGGCAAGACCTATCGTTCCCCTATCCCTTCGTACAAGGTTGAGGATAGAGGGTTGCCGCCTACCAGTGATGTTATTTGTGCTATCAAATCAAGCACACAGTTAGCCAAAGAAGAACGCATTGAGCGTAGTAAGAAGTATACCGTAGCCCCCGCCTACAATAAGGGTGCTTACCAACTTCGTAGTAAATCTGATATAAAGGATATTGGACGATGAAACGGTTTGATTGGTTTGATTTTGTTCTGTATTCTGTTGGGTTGATAGTAGTGCTGTTGGTTGGTGTTAACCCTGTCTTTAGGAAGGAAAGAAAGTGAATAACTGGACTCTTCATTATAAGCCAGGACCGTTCTCTGGTTCTTGGACATTGGCGGAACTACAACGATTTCCAGCAACAATGTCTTTACGTCATGCAATCGTTTATATGGACATTTATAGCAACTATCCAACTGATACGGTTATCTATGCTGAAAATAAAAATGGTAAGCGTATCTATCCAAATAAGCTAACTAAAGCCCTATCAACCATTATCACAACTTTCGGAGGATAAAATGTTTAAGTTTCTATTGGGTGTTATCGTGGGCGGTTTGTTCGTCTATAATGTAGATGTTGACCGTCTTATTCAGAACGTTGAGTTTGAGAAAAAGCAAGTAGAAATTTCTGTGCCCACTCTAAAATAACTAAATAAAGTTGCAGAGCAATCTGCTTCTTTATAAAGGAGAAACAAAATGGGAGTATTCCTAGTACTATCAATGCTGCTACTTGGTGGCGCTTCCTACGATCAGTGTGCAACAGACGAAATGTTCGCTGGTGATTGGGACGGCTACAAAGTAGCAATGGAAGACGGCAAGAGCCGTTGGAATCCAGACGAAGCCAAGCGTTGTAAGTAAGGCTTTATCGACATTCGATATAAGAAGAGGGGTGTTTTTATCCCCTCTTTTTTTATGCCTATAAATATCTTTTTGGAGTATCAAAATGAAGATAGCAATCGTTGGATTCGGACGAATAGGCAAAGCAATAAAAAAGCGTTTAAATGAACACTATATTGAGGCTGACGCATATGATGTAGTGGAACAGCAATATAGCACTATTTTAAGCGATTTTTCGCAACTTGACGGATATGATACCATATGCTGTGCTACACCGCCGAAAACTAACCGTGAAATTGCAACATATTGTGCCAAAAATAATAAGCATTATTTGGACTTATCGGAAGATGTTGAAACAACAGAATATCTAAAAACTTTACAAACATCCGCAAGTATTATTCCGCAATGTGGTCTTGCTCCTGGTGCTGTGAATATCATTGCTCACAATCTTGCTTTACAGTTTGATACTGTTGATACAATCCAAATGCGTGTAGGTGCATTACCAAGATACCCAAACAACAATATGAAATATTATTTCAGTTGGAGTCCCGAAGGTGTTATCAATGAATATTGTAACTGGTGTGATGCCGTAGAGGGCGGTGAAGTATGTAAGATTCCACCATTGGCTGGATATGAAACACTTATCATTGATGGAACAGAATACGAAGCATTCAATACCAGCGGCGGATTAGGAACGCTACACGAAACGTGGGATGGTAAAGTTTATGATATGAACTACCGAACCATTCGTTATCCTGGTCATAGGCAACACATGAAGTTTCTTTTTGAAGATTTGAATATGAGCAAATATCGTGAAGACTTTGTAAAGATATTCAAGCAAAGCGTCCCTACGACAAAAGATGACCAAGTTATCCTATATGTAAAGGTGATCGGTGAAAAGAAAGGTGTATTAGAAGAAAGCACATTTCAACGAACTTTCATAAGTAATCATCAAATGACTGCTATTGAATATACAACGGCATCTGGTATTTGTGCTTGGCTATGGGAACTAAAAAATAGAAAAGTAAAAACTGGATTTATTCGTCAGGAAGATTACCCATTTGCGACAGAACATAACCCATATTGGATATGGTCGTAATAAACACCATAGAAGACCTATGCTGAAATCCTATTGGGGTTAGTATTGGAAGGTGAAGTATCTATTGAAGAAGCCAGAGAAATCCTATCAAAAATCGAGCGTGGTGAAACATCAGCACTTGACTCCATAGACGATCTTGTGGTAGAATATAGAGAAGAAGGAGGTACAGATGAAACAGACGCGAACCTTGGTAACGAACCTTATGTGGGTAATGGCGACAATATTCGCAGTGTTGATGGTAACAGCGTTGATGACTTACAAACCAGCGGTGAAACCGAACAGCCAGTTCAGTCTGCCGCTGTGCAAGAAGATATTGGAACGCCAGAACAGTCCCAAGCGGATAGTCCAACGGTGCAAGGAACTACACAGGGAGTTATAGATGCTACAGCGAATATCATATCAACTACCACTACGGAACTTGATAATGAACAAACGCAAGTCGTTGAAGAGCTTTCGGACAATGGAACGGATGAAGGAAATACAACAGTTCGTCAAGAGTCTGGACAAGAAAATGACCAAACCGTACAAGACAACAACCAAACAACGCAGAATGAGGATGATGTAAATGAGCGTACTTCTACTAACACCAGTAATGACGCCGGCGATGCTAACGGACCAACTAATGAAACCAGCGACACATCTACAGGCATTACGCCAGAAGACACAGGCGATGATGGAAACACTGATGGTGGGGGCGATGATGGAACTGACCCTAATAATGGCGATGATACTACCGACGATGATGTAGGCTCCATAGCGGATTTGTTCGTCAAGACGAGATAAATATCTCAAAGGACAACGCATTATGGGTATATTCGGACGAGTAAAATCTTGGTTCAAAAAAGAAGAACCAAAAAACGCACAGGAATACTACGACAAGCATATTACTAAACCAGTAGATAATGATGCTATTGTACAACATATGCGTGAGCAACAAGCGGCGGCAGATGAATCCGCAGCAAGAGTATTTGATGCTATTCTAAACGAGCAGCAGACATTTGAGTATCAGGCTAGGCATCGCACAGCAGAAGAAACAGAAGAAATCAAAGCACAGATACAAGAACGTCCACCACAAGAACCCCTACCCCAATCAAAACCAGTTGCTGAACCACGTATTCCGTTAAACCGTCAAACAAACATTCGTGCAAGAAAACTATTAGAACGAAGAAAAAATCTACGTGAGTTATCCAAAATCAGACCAAACGGCACAGAAGTTGTACCAGACGCTTAATACTCAAAAGTTATTTTACCATCAACTACACATATAGAAGCCGGTTGTGGTACAAGTATGAAATCGTTTGGGTTTTTCTTTACTTGTTCTTTATATCTTTTCCAGTTATTTTCTGGGGAGAAATATTCTAACTTGTGTGATAGTTCGATGTCTTCCAGTGCGATCACATACACTTGTAACCACATTCAAAAACTTATCTACTACGGACATATTGCCCTCCTGGTATACATTGTGCTATAATAACACATAAATACTATAGGAGTTTATAGGAGTCAATAACAAAATGGAACCAATCGGAAAAGTAGATATTGCAGAAGGATCGGTAAAAGTCATTAGAACTGATGGCTCAACTGTGTCTTTAAACGAAGGTGACACAGTTGATTCGAATGATACAATCATTACAGATGAAAATTCCGGAACAACAATCGAGTTTGTAGATAAATCTACTCTTGTTGTAACTGAAAGTGGTAAAATCACATTAGACGAAATGGTAT